TGGAAAAACACTTAACCTTTGATACAATCATGCACTCCCTTTGCAGGGGGTGTGCAAACAGTACCGAAAGGATGTGCAGTGGGTAACCACTGCCTTTGACAAACCCGGAACACCGGATTCATTCGTTTTGCTTGTTATCTATATTACACTATTTTTCTCGCAAAGTCAAGACAAAAAAGCAGATTTGTGTAATGTTACAAATCTGCTTTTCGTTTTATGTGAAAAATTAATAATGCTGCGATTCAGAATCAAACTGTTATTTCAGTACCGTTTTTAAACCGAAATTGCAATTCTCCCTTTTCACAGATGGTCACTGTTTCAATCGCAGCAAGCCATACGTCCGAACTGAAAACCTTAATCGGCTCTTTTCTCTTTTTTATCTGCTCCATGAAATCTTGGATCACAGTGGTTTTATTTATGCGATCTAATTTTTCAGCCTGCAATTTCTGATATTTTGCTTTCAACGCCTCGTACTCCCGCTCATAGGATTGGTACTCCAGCGTATATTCTGGTTGCTTTTGAACCGTTCGACTATTGATCACAACCATTTCTCTTATGTTTTTTGTGATCTGCTTTTCCTCATCATCCAGAACACTCATTTTCGCATCCAAATCTGAACAGTCTGAAAAAGCACGCAGCAACATCTCGCAAAGACTCAAAACGCTCCCTTTATCAGTAAGCAGCTGATTATAGGCTTTCAAAAAGCCTTGCTTTATCGTGTCCTCATCAATATGCGGTGTTTTGCAATAACAATCATTCGTATATTTCTTGTTGCATCGCCATATCACACGTCTGTAACGGCTATTAGAGTGCCAAATCTTAGGACCGTAAAAACCGCCACACTCGCCACAGACGATTTTGGCTGTGAATATATTGCCACTGTGATAGCGTTTTCCCAGTTCTTTTCTCCTTGCCATTTCCGCCTGCACCAGTTCAAATTCCTCTGGTGGAATAATAGCAGGGTGGCTCTCTTCCACATAATATTGAGGAACCTCACCCTCATTCACTTTGGTCTTTTTCGTAAGAAAATCCACAGTAAATTTCTTTTGCAGCAGAGCAGAACCCTTGTATTTTTCATTTGTCAGAATGCTTTTCACCGTACTGAGATGCCATTGCTCTTTCCCAGATGGTGTCGGAATGCCTTTTTCAATCAAAATACAAGCGATTTTATATGGCGTCATGCCCTCCATAAACCATCGATAAATACTGCGAACGGTTTCTGCCTCCTCCGGCACAATTTCCGGCAAGCCATCTGCTCCTTTTCGATACCCCAGAAAATGCTTGTATGGTAGACTTACTTTCCCATCAGCAAAACGCTTTCTCTGCCCCCAAGTTACATTCTCCGAAATGGAACGGCTCTCCTCCTGTGCCAGACTGGACATAATGGTGATCAGCAGTTCACCTTTGGAATCCAACGTGTAAATGTCCTCTTTCTCAAAAAACACCTCCACGCCTTTTTCTTTCAGCTTTCGCACCGTAGTCAAGGAATCTACGGTGTTTCGTGCAAACCGGCTGACTGACTTGGTGACAATCAAATCGATTTTGCCGTCCAGAGCGTCTGCCACCATCTGATTGAATCCATCACGATGCACTGTGCTTGTTGCACTGATGCCCTCATCGGTATAGACTTTGACAAACTCCCAGTCCTCACGCTCTTGAATATACTTGGTATAATAATCGACCTGTGCCTCGTAGGAAGTGAGCTGCTCCTCAAAATCTGTAGAAACACGTGCATATCCGGCAACTTTTCGCTTTACTTTCTGTGTTGTCGGCTGGTGCGTTTGTAGACTGATTGTTGGCGGTATTACAGTTACTTTTCGACCCATTTCTGATTCCTTTCTCGTGCGGCTTGTTTCATTTCCTCTGTCCAACTTTCTGCCCTTGATGGGTATTTCCAATGCCGTATATCAGATGTTCCATCGTGAAAGAAAAACTGCACCTCAAACGGTTTCGGAATCACAATAAGGTGAATATTATCCCGAAATACAGCCGCATCAAATTCATCCAATTTAAGTACATCACAGATTAGAGCATATAGAATTGATTCCGGAATTTGCTTTGAACCGGGGCAGTACTTTTTTCCTCTCCTCAAAAAAGTAGCACACATCCAGATGATTCCTTGTGGGAGTTGTTTTCGTTGATAGTTCTTTCCACATAATCCACAGATAATAAGGCCACTAAGCGGATAACGGTTTGTAGCACCATCATGGGTGTATTGCTCATGTCGCTGAGCCAATATAGCCTGTGCTTTGGCAAACGTTTCAAGGTCAATAATTGGCTCGTGGGCTTCCTCTACATAATATTTTTGAAGTTCTCCCTGATTTCTCGTTTTTTTCTTTTCGATATGGTTATTGCGATAGTACTTTTGGAGCATGAGATTTCCGATGTATTTTTCATTTGTCAGAATTTCACGAATTCTTGGGTTTGTCCATAGGTTTCCTTGTCGAGTTGGTATTCCCATCTCGTTGATCTTATTTGCGATTCTCTGTTGTCCCATACCGGAAATATAATCTGAAAAAATCATACGAACAAGTTCTGCCTCATTCGGTTCGATTTCCAAGACTCCCTCTGCATTTCTGCGATAGCCCAAAATCGTAATACTACCGATTTTTCCAATTGAGAAATCTTTTCGGATTTGCCATTTTCGATTTTCACTGGCAGAATAACTTTCCTCCTGTGCATAAGATGCCAGAATGGAAAGCAGCAGTTCGCCATCTGAACTCATTGAATGAATCCGCTGTTCCTCAAAATAGACATCAACGCCCAGCGATTTCAATTCCCGTACCGTTTCCAGCAGGGTAACCGTGTTTCGTGCAAAACGAGAAATAGACTTTGTCAGAATCAAGTCAATTTCTCCCTGTCTGCATCGGTTCAGCAACTTTTGAAACTCTGCCCGGTTTCCTTTTGTTCCGGTCAGTGCCTCATCTGCATAAACACCGCAGAACAGCCATTCCGGATTGCTCTGAATCAGCTGATTGTAATAGCTGACCTGCGATGATAGAGAATGGAGCATGGCATCCTTTCCGCTGGATACTCTGGCATAGGCTGCCGTCCGTTTCAATGGAAACTGCTTTTTCTGCGGAAATACAACTTTTTGTATCACTCGTGCCGTGATAACCTCCCCCTTTCCGATGACATATTACCGTATGATCGGACAAGAGTCAAGGAATATACTGCACGAGTTTATGCCGCATTCCTTGGCTAAGATGTCATTCACACGCTGATAATCTTCTTCTGTTATTTTTCGTTCAGCAAGAAGCGTTTTCAAAATTTGCACCGCTGCCTTGTACTGCATGATCTTGTCCCAGACTTCTTCTTGACTTACCGTAGCAACTGCGTGAGCAGTACTTTCTGTTTTTGTTGCCATAACTTACAAACACCTTTCCACAAAATTGACAGGTACAATCATAATTTGCTTTCTTATTCAGCTTTTCTGAATTGGTATACCACCATTTCAAGCGACACGCATCTGAACAGAACTTCTTTTTTCGATGCTTGGGTGTCATCACTAAAGCAGCACCACAACAAGGACACACTGCTGTTTTTCGCCTGCAATAGGAGGCGATTGTATTTACAGACACCCCAAGAATGCCAGCAATTCTTTTATAACCGTTTCCTTGCTCTCGCAAAGTGTCAATTTGCTCCTTTTGACCCTGCGTCATTTCATCTTCCTCCCGTATCTAAATTTTGTAGTGACCCAGAAAGGCTCACCATCATAAATACAGTCGAAAAAAGGGTCGAAAAATCGAACCCCCTCTTGAAAATTCAAACGAACGCAAAAAAATCCCTGCACCGGAGTTTTTTCTCCGAATGCAGGGATTTCTTCTTGCCAAATAGGACAAAGCGTGATATAATAGTTGTAGCAGCAAAAGGCGGTGGCAAGTCCGCCCTTTGTTGTTTTGGTTCAAGGTCGGTTGGTTTCAATCGACCTTATTTCTTTGCCTCTTTAATGACCTCGTCAATCAGTTCAAGGGCTTTTTCTTTGTTGTCACTCTCCAAAAGTGCTTTGATGGAAAGCAAAAGCGTCAAAAGTTCAAGCCGTGTCATGTCCTCTTTCATGCTTCCTCCTTTCTCGTCTTGCCCCGGTATTCGTGGGTGGTTTTCCCCCATCCACTATACACAGTATACCATAAGTTAAACCTATAGTCAAGCCAGTTTGGAGATGTTTGTGACAGTACACAAACGGCTTTTTGGTGATTTGTGTAGTTTATGGTTTGGGCTTTTTCCTAATTCTGATTTATAATTTCTTAAATGATTTTCCTTCAATCAGAATCTTATGGTAACTTGATGTATCTAGATTATCAATAATATCAATAAGTTCTTGGCTATTTAATGTGATAGCAGTAATGATTTGAAATGACTTTTTGATTTCTACGACTGTTTTAATAAAACTTTTCATATCTTCTGGCACAATACTTTGTTGTGCAGGTTCATCAAAAATGATAACACCTGGGTGATTACCATTTTTTTCAATAGACACCTGTAACAGTGCCATTGTGAATGCCCATATCACACGAATACCGTCACTAGCAGATGAGTCAAACTTCATATCAAATCCATCGATAGTGGGCAGAAGTGATGAATTAATAGAAATTTCAATTCCCTCAAAACTTGATAAGCTGCTGTAGTGATATCGTTTTAGATTTTCAATAAATCGTTTTTTCAAAAGGGTGATTTTTTCAATATCTGACTCTGAGATATCCTTTTTTGGAAGCTTATTTTTTTGATCTAGGTACGTATTCCATTCTACAGATAATCCCTTCAACTGTTCAGTTAAAGAAATAATTGTATTTTCTAATTTGGATAACCGTTCGATGCGATTACTAATTTCTATCCGTTTAAGCATGATTGCTTCTGATGCTTCTGTATCTGTAGTGGTAAACAAATCTGAACGAAGCGTATGTGCTAATCGCCGTAATGTTTGAAGTCGCACTTCAAGATCATCTTTTTCCCTGTTAAGTTTTTCATGTAATTCTTTGCGACTTCCCAAAGTAAATTCCAACATCTTTTTTTGTTCCCTAAGATGTCTTATATTATCTTCGATACTCATAAAACCGCTTACAGTTTCTGCATCAAGCAAATTGTCTTGAATATGCTGTTTGCAAACAGGACATATGTTTGATGAAATATCCCCACCTACTGTTTCAGACCCGAATTTTTGAAGACGTGCAGCATCTTTGTTATTACGAATGTCTGATTTCACCAAGATCAAGTCGGAATTTAGTCGTTTAATTGCTTCATTACAACTTGCTAAGCTTCTGTTTATTTCATCCAGTCGATTTTCAAAAGCAAGTATTTGCGTTTCCGTTTCTGATAGTTCAATGTTAAGTGCATCAAAATTATCGCATACAAGTGGTTTCAATTGACGCAACCCATTATACTCATCATTCAGAGATTGTATTTCCTCTTTAATTGATGCGGATCCTAAAACTGAAACAACTATTCTTGAATAATCTATATCTGATAAAACTTGCGGATGAATAGGGAGATTTGAAACTTCACATAATTCTGAATGAACAGCTTTTTTAAAGTCAGAAATTAATTGATCCCATTTGTATTCAATTTGAGTTTTTACTACATTAAGGCGATCTCTTTCTTTTTCGTTTTTTAACGTATCCAATCCCAATATATACTCTACAATTCGTTTTTTAGATTCACGAATTCCAAATACTGGCATACCGGAAAGAATGTCTGACCAACCATGTTTTTGCTCAATAAACATAGAAGCAAAAATCATCTGAAGATATAGTTTTCGTTCATTGCCATCCGATGTGCGGACTAAAGGAAGTTCCATATGAAGAAATTCTTCAAGAAAGGTATGAAATCCTTTTTCGCTTGTTGCTGAGTTTTGAATATTGACATAATAGTCTTCAGATAATATCTTATTATTGCTTATTGAATCATAATTTCCGTAATATACAGTCACAAGATGATTATCCTTACTTTCTGACTTAATATTTCTGTAAATTGTTCGAGTTTCATTGCCATTGTTGATTTCAAGATAAGCACCAGACTCAGTTACTGTTAAAGACTCTCCATTATCCTCAATGGCGGTTTTAAAAGCAGATGTGAGAACTTTGCTTCCAATTCTACCAGCACCGCCTAAAATTTGTTCAAAACCAAGGCAATAGTAGATAGCAGCAAGAATTGAACTTTTTCCGCATGTGTTTTCAAAACTTGCTATAAAGTTTAGTCCATCTTTAAAAGATTCATCGATTCCATATGTACCCTTAATAGTATTAATTTCAACTCGCAGCCTAATGATTCTCAGCATCTTTTATCCTCCATGTATCAACTATTTCTTCAACCTTGCTTTCAGTTAATTTTTTTGCTAGCAAGTTTAAATCACCTATTTCGGTTACCATCAGATCCCCAACAATCTTTATCTGTTCCGCAAGTTTTTTACCCCGGTCAGTTAATTTATATTTTGCATTCCGCTGTCGTTCAATCAATCCATATCCTATTGCATACGTTAGAGCTCGGTTAATTGATGGATCAAAACGAACAATCGGTGCATTACCGATTCCGTCCGTGAATTCAACAAGTTTTTTCATATTTTCTTGAGAAATTAAAGCAAATGAAATCATGTGAAGCTTTATGAGTGAACAAATATCTCTACGACCGCAAATGTGCATAATTAAACAAAGTTGACTAACTTTATAACTGATGCGATAATTGTACGGAACCGCATCCGGTTTTGCATTGAAAACAATATCGGTATATTTTAATGAAGTTTCTCTCATTTATTTACCCCCTAAATTCCATCGAACAATCTGCAAGCCAACTTGCTATTAAATCCTGTTTTAATTCCCCAATAGATGCTTCATTAAGTCTTGGAGAAAAATCTCGTTCAAGTTTAGAATGGAACTCATTGAGAATTGCATCAAATAAAGTACGATTCATAGTTTTATCTGTGTTCATGAGAGTTTTAATTGACACTTCACGCTTGTAGCTTTGTTCAAGCAGATAAATTTCTTCGTATATCTCTGGAAAGTTTACCCGTAAATCATTCATAATTTCTAATCCACTTATATAGTAGTCAACATAAATGCCAATCACCTTGTTTAAGGCTTCGTCAGTGTCATCAACAAGCATAATTGCCTTAATCTTTCTGCGTATGTTTGCAACTTTTTCAGACTCACATTCTGGCCAATCGGGCTCACTCGAATGTTCAACAGCTAAATTGAGTCGCATATCAGATAAATTTGTACGAATAACTCGACTTATTTCCGGTGTGAAATCATCTGCTGTTTTAATGATTATTTGAAAATCATTTGAGATATGCATATAGTCAGAAGGTTTATCTTTTTTCGCTTTAATCACTTCTTGACGCTTGCGTTCAGCATGTGCAAGAATTCGAGTATCCTTATATTCTGGAATGTTAAAATGCCATTCAACAACAGGAGGGACTCCAAGTTTCCTAAGTCTATCAGCATTTTTCTTTAATTTATCTATATCGGCAGTAAGTTTGTCTCGTTGATGAGTATATAGCTCATTATCGGTATAATTTCGCTCTGGGCAGTAACATTGATGAACAATTCCCTTGAATGTAAAACCTTCTATGCCAGCATCACCCCCGTTGGTAGCAGGAATTGCGGTGTAGTTATCTTTTTGATAACGAATACGATAGCACTGAACGCATAAATTTTCCCATTCATCACCAGTCATATAATCATCAATGAAACGCCTAATGCTACTCACAGCATTTCCTCCTTAATAAATTTAATGAAATCGAGTTTGTATAGTCTGGTTCTCGAGATAAGGCACAAATATCCACACAAAATTCTTTCACTTCATCCAAATAACGTACTATAACAAATCTAAAAAGTACATATACTTGTATTACTACTACCTCTCTATGCATCAAAAATAGCGTATCACCTATCTTTGGAGGATTCTGAATATTCATTTCAAAAAGCTCCTTTCCTGCCGGACAATGTCCATAATATTGTGATGAAACCACTTTTTTTATTTTGTAATTAACATAAAAGAATCCCTGTCGTGGTGACAGGGACTTCTAATAATCGTAGCTATCTGCCAAAGCACGAATACAGCGCTTCGACAGCGTTGTATTTAATTATACACTGTTTTTGCTGCAAAGTCAAGTACATTAAATCTTTGAATCACAGCAATAGCATTTACTTTTTCAATTTCTCGTCAATACTGGCAACGTGCTGCAAGATTTGCTGGAGTGTGTCACTATCGTTAGTGCCTTTTTTCGTGTCCTCATTCGGCTTGTCTGTAGTAGTTGTTGCATTTTTTGAAAATCCATTCAGCCCAGAAGCCTTGATGATCGCCGGATAATCCTGATACGCATAGTCCAGATCCACCTCGCCGACAATGCCGGAAACGCTGCCTTTCCAGCTGTACTGCCACAGCCCATAATTCCCAGCATAGGACGATTTTCTCACATCCACATGAGATAGAAACACGTCATACCGGCTCTTTATATCGTCCCCGATACAGCTTTCCAGAGCCGACTTGAACGTATAAATTGCCGCATAATACCCGGCAGATTCCAACGCACTGCAAAATGCCTGACACAGGGCATCTGCATTTTGCAGACTTGCCTGTTCTTCGATGTCAAAGGCAATGGGATACTCGAACTGCTTTCCAGCCAGAGCAGACAGGCACACAGCAGCCTCCTGCTCCGCTTCTGCGGCAGTTTTGGCGTAGCTGTACCAGTACGCACCGCAGGGGATTCCAAGCCGTTTGCATTCGCTGTAGTTCCGTTCAAACTGCACATCGATCTGGCTGGACTCTTTTCCGAAACCAGCCCGTAAAATCGCAAAATCCACCTGTCCGGATGCTTTGACTTTTTCCCAGTTGATTACACCTTGATGCTTGGAAACATCAATCCCTTTTGCCATAATTTCAGACGGCTGCGGCTGTGTTTTCGCAACGCTGAAATAGCTATAGAAATCGCTCGCCACCGTGTTTGTGCCTTTGGTTTCATCACCATACCATTTTGCCTCTGTTCGCACATCCAGATGCACCGAAGTATAAGCACTGGTGATATTGGCAATGCCGCTGAAACCCAAATCCTGAGCCTTGCAGCACACCGTCTTTGCTGAAATTACGCTGCCCGACTTGTCGTAGCACACTACGTCCGCTGCCGTGCCTTTGGTGTGCTGTCCAGTACTCGTACCGCCTACCGCTTTATCATGCTCAGGGCAACGGTAACCGCTGTTGACGATGATCTTGCCACAGTCCAATGCTGCATACAGCTGTTCCAGCTTGCTCACCAATTCATCCGAAATCAAAAAGTCATGACTTTTACCGCATTTACAACGGAATTCACGAGCGTTGAAGTGTTCAGTCAGTTGGGTGTTGTCCGTTGCTGAAAAACTCTTTACTGTCATATAAAACGACTCCCTTCTACAAAAAATACTTTTGAAAAAATCGAAAATTCGCTTGACTTTTCCACGAAAACGTGGTATAATGTAACTAAAGAAAGGGGGAAAGCAAATGCGGACAGGCGAATTAAAAAAGAAACTTCGCAAAGCCGGATGCTACAAAATCCGAGAGGGCGGAAACCACGAAATCTGGTACAGCCCCAAAACAGAAACAGCATTTTCTGTTGGGCGGCATGACGGACAGGAAATCGCAACCGGAACCGCAAACAAAATCCTGAAGGATGCGGGGCTGAAATAAGCCCCGACCCTACGGGGTTTTCAAAATGGCAAGAAAGCGAATCATTCGCTTTCCTTGTCAACTTTTCAAATCCGCATTTGTACCCCCCATTCAAAAACAAAAAGGAGCTGGTAAAATGGCAAAATACGTTTACCCTGCAATCTTCACAAAAGAGGCAAATAACGCTTATTCAGTTGACTTTCCGGATGTAGAAAACTGTTATACGTGCGGAGATTCTTTGGTGGATGCAATGGAAATGGCATCTGATGTCTTGGCAATGATGCTGTGTTTCAGAGAAAAGGAAAAGAAACCAATTCCGGTCGCTACTCCGATCAAAGAAATTCAAACAAATGCAGACAGCTTTGCAACCTTGATTCTTTGTGATACGACCGATTATCCTCTTGTGGAGTGTGAGCCGAATGCAGAATAACATCAAGAGAATACGGGAACAGAACGGCATTACTCGAAAAGAGTTAGCCGCTCTTTCCGGCGTACACTATAAGAAAATTACGGACTACGAAAACAACTACATCAAATTTGAAAATATCACAATCGGGAATCTGAACCGTATTGCAACTGCCCTCGGTGTTACACTGGATGAACTATGTAGAGAAGATTCCGAAAATCAGTAAAACGACTACTATAGAAAAATGCGGTATGCCAAAAACGACATACCGCATTTTTCATTCTTTTTCTTCTTTCTCAGATTCTAAAGCCTTTCGGAGCAAGCGTTTGATTTCCGTCTGCAAGGCTTTTCCCTCTAAGGCATCCAGAATATCCTTATCGCTTTTTCGATTCAGCTTCAAACCAATGAAACGTGTATTTTGCTTATCATACTTTTCTTGGGGTGTCAAAAAACCACTCCTAAATTTTTTTCTTGCCAATTCGGGCAAAACGTGATATAATTGTTGTAGCACGAAAAAGCGGTGGCAAGTCCGCTCTTTCTGTGTTTCCGTTGCCGGCTGTTTTTCAGTCGGCTTTTTCTTTTAGCCCTGAAGCATCTGTTTCAGCTGTTCAATAATGGCTTGCTTTTCAGCCTCGGTTTTCGCATCCTCTAACTGCTTGATTAAAAGCATAATAAAGGATTTGAACTGCAAATCCGTCATTCCCATTTCCTCCATATGTGCCTCCTTTCCATATCCGCTTGCCCGGTATTCGTGGGTGGTTTCCCAATCCACTGTAATCATTATACCATAGGTTTAACCTATAGTCAAGGATTTTTTCTGGAAAGTGTGATATTTGTCGGAGTACACAAATTCGGTGCTGCTTTTTGTACGATAGCAATACCGTTTTCAATTGTCAAACAGCAGTACTACTCCTTGATTTCAGGTAATCCAGCCACGCTGGTCAGTACAGATAAAATGCCCGCCAGAAGTGCGGTACTACCAACTACAAGCCAATTAACATCCTGCATGGTTGCTGCCACACCAACGGTCGCTATTGCTGTCTGAGCAATGGTTTTGATTGCCCGAATAACAGCAGCTTTCGTCCACTGTTTCCAATCTCTTTTCATACGGTTTCTCCTTTCTCGGTTGGCAGTGCCATGAATTCCTCGTGCAGATGTGTCATCACACCGTTGCCACCGAGTTCATGATACTGCCGGTACATATTTTCGTAGTTTTCTTTTGCGTAAATCGGTGCAAATCCTGCATCAATGTACTTGTTATAGCAGTGTAACATCCGGTCACGCAGCAATGCCTGTACACCGTATTCCAAAGCCTTCTGACGGCTGTCCTGCTTTTGCATTCGAGATAGAATTGCTCGTGTGCCAATACCCAGAATGCCAGTTGCGGACAGAACAGAGATTGCAACCGTGATAATTCCTTGAATCACACTGCTTCCTCCGTTTCTTTCACATCATTCGTTTCTTTCTCTTCTTTCACATCGTAATCACCAGAAAGCAAAACGAGCATCTCCGGTGTCAAGTCGCCGGATGCAAAAATCTGATACTGTCCATTTTCCAGTTGTACCGCTTGGATTTTTGCATTGCCCCAGTTACTTCGTTGGATCGCTTTTCCGGCTTTCAGCTGCTCTACTGCCTCAATAATATTCATTGTATTTTCCCCCTTACAAAATTGTGATAGATTGAATCAGCGGGTGGCTGTTGTTGCTCCGCCCTACCCACACCAAATAATAAGTGCCTGCAGTTACGCCCTCGCATGGGGTCAACGTTGTGATGTAGTCCGTGCTGTACAGCCACTGCAAGGGTAAATCAATATAACTGCCCTCGGTCTGTGCCTTTCCTAAAATATCTGATGCAGTTCCAGTATCCGACTTTACTAATCGCATGATGCCAGTTTCCGTACTATACGCATGAAAACGAATTGCAATTTGCGAAGCAGATGTAATCTTTAATGGTGTTGTAGAACAACTATAGCAACTGTAATCCCACCCGAAAACGTCCGTGCCATAGTTCAGTGCATAGTTGTTTTTTTCGCTACAGAATGCGGAATGCTCAGTGACGAAATCTGACAAGCCATAAACCACGTCATTATAGGACAGATAGATTCCTTCTTTGTGATTTGCATCATACACAATCGTTTTTTCGGTCGATGATCCACTGGGTATCAATCCTACTTTCTGAACAAGCAAATTCAGCTTTTCATCTGCGGTTGCAATGATACCATGGGAAACCAAATGTCCTGCCAGCAGATCACGCTGGTGATTGATTTCTGCGATATACTGTGCAATTGTTGCCATTACTCCGTCACCTCCACAATATCAGCCAATGCAGTCTGAATATCTCCCAAAGACTGCTGAAGTGCATAGATCTGTGCAGGGAAAGTATCATGGATATTTGTAATGTCCGCAGGACTGATACTGTTCAGACTTGTTATATTGGTATGAATATGTTGTGCCGACCAGAGTGCCTTCCATTTTACATCTGTGATTTCATTTAAAGTAGCTATATTTTCGTGGGTATGCGATTTATCTTCCAGATGTGTGATGGAAAGTGTGTGCTCCTGCAAGGTATACGTCAGACTGTCAGACAATTCCTGCACTTTTTCATCCACATAAACCGTCTTTGCATATGGTGTAAGATCTACGGCTGCACCCTCTGTTAATGTCACTGTAGTTGTACCACTTTTATCTGTAATGGTGATTGTGATAACACTGCCATCCTTCACAACATTCGCAATCGGGGAAAAGCCGTCTTTACCAGCTACGCCAGCATCTCCCTTTTCACCTTTTTCTCCGGGAACGCCCTGCAGCCCTCTATCTCCGGGATCACCTTTTTCGCCCTTTGGACCTTGTTCTCCCTGCTGACCCGTTTCACCCTTTTCGCCTCGCTCGCCCTGCAATCCGGTGTCACCCTTTTCACCACGCTCACCAGTATCACCTTTTTCACCTTTCAAGGATAAAAGCCATTTTTCCTCGGAGTCTTCGTAGCCATGCTCCACTGCAATTGCGTATGCTGACTTTCCCTCCGCACCATCTTGACCGGGATTTCCTTTGGCTCCTGTATTGCCTTTATCACCTTTATCGCCTTTCAAGGAAGAGAGCCAATCTGATTCAGAGCCTTGATAACCCTGTTCTACTGCAATTTGATATGCAGATTTACCGTCTGTACCTTTTTCTCCGTTTGCACCATTATGAAGCGTTGCAGAAGTTTCACCATCGGCATCGACAATGGTAATTACAACACCCGACTTCATTTGTTCTGCCTTTACTTTTGGGGAAAATCCATCTTTTCCATTTTGAAGTCCAGCTGCCTTTTCGTCCAGTTTTTTCAAAAGCTGCGTATACAGATCCGGAGTCGGCGGAATTGGCGTATCCCCATCTGCAACAAACCCAGATGGTCGAATGTGAAGAGTTACTGGTACGGTTGTTGCACGCAGTGTAGTATCGCTTTCCTCATCGTAACCAAACAAACTCATTTTCACCGCACCGGGATGCAGTTCGGCAGGCAGCAAGCAGGTTGTTCCCTCTGTGCCAAGTACCAAGTTGTATGTTTCTTCGCACTGCGTGAACTGCACCACCTTGTGCAGCGTTTTCCAAGCCCCATCGAATACGAACTTCACCGAAACAAATGCGATCTGGTCAGAGGCAATGACCTCTCGCTCCAGTGCTTCGATTTTTTGCTGTATCACTAAAAATTTCATCATCCGTTTTTCACCTCATTCCACACATTATTTTCAGGATCATATTCCAAATAGCCGTCTACACACTGGATCTTTTTCAGATAATTGTTGTAGGAATGTTCTCCGGAGGACATCCAGTTGATCGGTTTGGTGATGGCGTTCCACTGAGCGATCGTTCCTTCATATGTGATGGCTGTTAGACTTTCACAGTATGTCAGCATATTTTCCCCAAAGGTTCTGCAATTTGCAGAAATGGTAAGGCTGGACAATGCTGTACATCTTGTAAACGCAAAAGCACCAATGGAATCACACGCAACACGAGCAGTCTTCAGCTTCGCACAGCCGCTAAAAGCATACTTTCCCCACGTTTTCACGCTGGCAGGCACAGTGACTTCTGCAATGGCGGTGTGATAAAAGGCATATGACTGGATCGCAGTAACTGCCTGCGGAATGGTAACAGAAGTCAGACCGGCGGTATAGCCGATTGCAGCATCTTCCTGTGCAAAAGCAGAATCACCAATGCTGGTCAGTGTAGCTGGAAGAGATACCGTTTTCGCATTGGCACAATGATAGAACAGGCGGTCTCCCAGACCAGTAATGCCATTACTGAGCACAATTTCCTTGATCTGGCCATTTTGATAGAACACAGAATCATGAGAGGTATAATCGTAGGTTGCACCCGTGCCACGCAGCAGCAGTTTGCCGTTGTCGTAGAGAACATAGTAGATGTTTTCACCACACTGTCCGGTTGCTACAATTTCGCCTGCGGTCAAGTCATCTACTTTGGTTTGCAGTTCGGAAATCTGGCTGTTCATTGCATCCAATCGCTTTTGCAGTTCTTCCAGTGTGGCATTTGTCTTTGCCATTTCGGCAAGCATCTCTGTCACCTTGCACTTACCAAGAATGCACTTGCAGTATCCGCATTTGCTTTCGTCCTCCCGATAATCGATCACATCCTCTGCGGTCAGTTCTGTTGCACCGGCTCGCAGCCGAACAGCTGCCAGAGTCAGATAGGTCGTCACATTGTTGTTGGTGAACGAGGGAATGACAGGTTCGGTGGCAGCAATTCCAGGCTGAATGCGAATGCCGCAGGTTCGTGTGGAAAGGTCGCAGAACAAGGCAATGACCACATAGCGATCCAGCGATTCATCTACATAGGAAGCACAGTCAACCGTATGCAGCGTGTCACTGATGAGATAATGCCCGTTGATCCATGCTTTGCCTGTGCCGAATGTGACGGCTAAATTTTTAACTGTCGGGGCAAAGCACTGCCGGTATGTATCCAGAATCCCATTGCAAATTAAACTGGACAAATATGCCGTGAAATCTTCTGCGGTATATACCCGGTCAAGATTTTTTGCATTAAAAAAGCCGTAGGAAAATGACATATGCTCACTCCATTTCTTTGAAGGTCGGGGTCAGACTTCTGCCGTTCTGGTCGAAGCTCTCCACCATGCCGATCAGCTGAATTCTCGGCTGGATCAAGCCAAAGCGTTTCTGTTCCACGGTCACATAGTCGCCCACAAAATAGTCCTTGTTGTACTGATACTGGGTCGAAAAAGCAGCGATAGCGGATTCCGATGCCGTTTTCGGCTGTACCAGATGTTCTGCACCGCTGCTTTTCAAAATTTCTAAATATTCCGCATCGGTCACATCTTCTTCCTGTGCCGTGTTTCGCTCGTCTACATACACCTCATAGCGGTCAAGATAGGTCGGCTCTGCACTGGAACAGAAGGTCGTGCGTTTTCTGGCACTGCCCTCACCGCAGCCCAGCACATAGGCAAAGTTTTTCTGCACCGCATCGTCTGCTGCATAGGAAAACGACAGCAGATTGTTATACGCATCGGAGAATACGATGTGGGGATTTTCATCCTGCAACAAACTGCGGTCTGTTCCGGAAAACAGATCGCATTTCAGGGCATTTCCATTCAGCCGCACATTTGCCGAACCGCCGATGGTTTCGCAAAGGCTGTACAGCCATTCTAAGATATTGTCATAGCTGACTTGCATGCGTGCGGTTTTCTGCCAGCAGTCACCGGACACCGTTCCCATGGAAAAACCGGGCAGATTGCGGATTCCGGCAGAAATCACATTGCGGGACAGCACCTTGCGGACGATGTCCTCATAGCTGCCGTTTGCAGTGATGGTGGGATAGATGATTCGCCGTTCCAACAGGCTGGCAAGAAACCGTCCGGTGACCGTCAGGTAATCGCCCTTTTCGGCATCGGTCTCCAATTGCAGAGATTCAATGATGCCGAAGTGCTGTGCATCATCGCTCCTTGCCACAATTCTGCCACGCTGAAAGATGGATACATTCTGCGGACTGGCAGCGATATACACCTCAAAGCAGCCGCACTGGTAGAACTCAATGTCCCATAAGAGCGAAGAATAACTGTCGCAGATGGCTTCCAGTGACACAGAGATCTGGTCTTTCAGAGCCGTCAAGCTGTAAATTTCCAACTGCATTTCTCAAACCCCCAGATAGGAATTGCGGTGCATCAAAGTCACACGCAGCTTTTTCACACCACGAACCGCCTCGACCCGAAAGATATTCGTGCCTTCCTTCAAGGTCAGCCAAGTAGAGCCAGAAACCAGCCGGTTCAGGATGTTGCTGTCCACGCCGTTGCGTGTCAGCGTGACAGTTTTGTTTCCGGTTTTCGTGGTAACCGTAATGACATCACCGGTCAGAATATCGCCTTTGATTTGCAGATATTCGCCGTTTTCATTGTAGATGGTCGGAGTCACTGCCACCACTTCCTGCGGAATGTCGCTGGGCAGTGCCTCAATTCGCAGTGTGAATCCGGTTTCATCTCCGTCATTGGTAATGGATAAGGCATCACTGTTGGAATACACACCCAAAGGAAACGGAGCATCGCTCTCCGGAAAGGGAAAATGAAATGCTCCGGTGATGCCGCTGTAATAGGCATAGAAAATATCCCGGCTGTACCAGTAAATATCCGGACAGAGAATGGAGATCTGCCCGCTGATCTGCTGCTCGAAATTTGACACCTCGCAGGTTTCTATATACCCCTCGGCATAGACATCGATGTTCGCCGTCTTGTACCAGATCTTGATGTATCGGGACGGCTTGACCACATGATACAGCTGATGCCGCCGTTTCTCGATCCCAATGCCACGCATGGCAAAGGAAATGACCACGTTTCGTTTTTCAATGAAAGCGTTGTTGAGATAGCTGCCGTTCATGCCTGCGTAAGAAGAAGTGGAAATCGTTCCGGCAGGCGGATTCAGACCTTCGATTTTGGAGGTCATGTATTGATTGGCGGTGGTGGTCATATCTAATCGTTCACCGTTTTCATTTTCTAAAACCAGAGAAAAATACATCACACACCCCCATTACACATTCAACGCATTCCGTGTCAACCGATAAATCTCCAACCGTGACAGTGCCTTCGGCGATTGATTGGTCTGATTCACCGTTTTCCGGTTGTCGGTATTGTAATAATTGTTCACCGTTCCACCGGAACTGTCGGGCAGCATTGCTCCGGAAATCCCATGCAAGCTGTAATTCAGATCAGAATCCATGGTCAGCTGCATGGCTTTTGCCACACCGCCTACGGCTTTCTCCACATACTTCTTGCTTTTGTCGATGCCGTCTGCCAGTCCTTTCATAAAGTCCGGCATCCAGCTCTCATAGTCTGTTAGCGGTCCTTTGTCCGGCACGGAAAAGTGCAGGAAATCCCGAATGGTATCGGCAACATTGGTGACACAGTCCGCCAGCCAGCCGATGGCACTCTGAATGCCGTCAATGATTCCCTGAATGATATCCCGTCCCCAGTTCCAAGCATCCGAAGCCAGTCCCTTGATATATCCCACAGCGGCATCGAATCCATTCTGAATGGTGGACTGGATACCACTGATCTTATCAGAAACCGCAGAACGAATGTTGTCCCAGATGCTGGACACCGTAGAAGAAATGCTCTGCATCACGTTGGAAATTGTACTCTTAATGCTGTTCCAGATGTTAGATACCACCGATTGGATGGCGTTCAGAACATTGGAAACCGCAGAAGAAATCTGATTCCAGATAGACGATACCACAGAAAAAATGGCATTCATCACACTGGAAATCGTGCCGGAGATGCTGTTCCAGATGGAAGAAATCACATTCCAGATTGTAGACAAAACAGACGAAATGAAACCGGACACCGCATTCCAAACCGTAGTCACCACATCTTGAATCGCTGTCAAAGCCGTGGAAATTGTAGTGGAAATGGCGTTCCAGATGGTTTCAAATGTCGTTCGGATGCCTTCTAAAATCGGCGTTAAAAATGCCACGATCGCATTCCAAATGGCACTGATCTTCTCCGAGATCCAATCCATCACTCTGCCCACAATGATCTGAATGGCTTCAAAAATCGTCTGAAACAGATAGCCAAATGCCGTGATCAGCGGTTCTAAGGTGGTGTAAATGGCATTCCAAACAGTCGTAATCACGTTATGAATGGCTTGAAAAACCGTAGAAACCACGTTGTAAATGGCATTGAAAATCGTGCTGAAAAAGTTGTAGATTGCCGTAAAAATGGTGGTGAAGAAGTCCCGAATCGCTGTAAATACGGTTGTTGCCACCGTCTGAATGGCAGTGACAATGGTGGTGAAGGTATTGGAAATGGATGTCCAAGTGTTGACGAAAAAGTCCCGGATTCCGGTAACGATTCCCGTGAAAAAGGAAGCAATGCTGTTCCATGTGTCCACAAAAAATGTCTTGATAGAAGTCCAGACTTCGTTCCAGCTTGTTCCAAACCACCCCAGCACCACATCTGCAATGCCTTTCAGAGTATTCATGATATTGCGGAACGTGTTGACAACGAAATTCCAGATAGACGTAAAAATACCCTTGATTCCATTCCAGCACTGCTCCCAGTCGCCAGTAAACAGACCGATCAATACATCCAGCAGCCCCAGAAGAACGCCAGTAAACTCCGAAAAGATGTTGGAGATGTTTTGAAAGACACCTTCAAAAATAGGAGCCAGCAGATTGCACAGCCCGTCCCACGCCGCTTTCAGCACATCGGTGAAACTCTCAAAGTCGAATCCCAGAGCATTTAGTCGATCAGTGATGCCCTGCGTCAATCCGGTAAAGGTGCTTTTGATCTGCTCCCAGATGGCGATGATATTGCTTTTGAATTCATCATTGGTTTTCCAGAGATGCACAAAGGCAGCCACCAAAGCGGCAACAGCTGCGATAATGGCGAGCAGCGAACCAAGTGACACGCCCAATGCTCCGGTAATGGCTCCAATGCCACTTTGCACAGCCGAGAAAAGGGCAGGCAGTTTGGACACTGCGGAAAAGACCGTTCCCACACTGGAAATGGTCTTTCCCAGCACCACCAGCATCGGTCCCAGAGTAGCAGCCACCAGTGCAATTTTCGCAATGGTTTCTTTGGTCTGCGGATCCAGTTGATTCAGCTTGTCCACCAGTTCCTGAATACGGGAAACAATAGATCGAATGGTAGGCATCAGAATGTCAGAAAAGGAAATCGCCAGTTCTTCCAACTGGGACTTCAAGATAGTTACTTGTCCGGCAAGGTTATCCTGCATGACAGCTGCCATTTTTTCGGTCGTGCCATTATAGCCGTCTACTGTATCCGAACAGGTGTCAATGGCATTGGACAGTTTTTCAAAATCCGCCGGGGAACCGTTGATGATCGCCAGCATACCGGACATGGCCTCTTTGCCAAACAGTGAGGCAGCAGCCTGTGCCTGTTCTGCCTCAGAAAGTCCGCCCAATTTCTGTCGGAGTTGTTCCATGAGTTCTCGTAAAGAGTACATCTTGCCGGAACTATCTGTCAGAGAAATGCCGTACTGTTCCATGGCAGATGCTACCGTGTCTGTCGGCTTTGCCAGATTGGTGATAGCGGAACGCAGTGCCGTACCAGCCTGTGAGGATTTGATACCGGCATTCGCCATCAAGCCGATGGCGATGGCAGAGTCTTCGGCAGAATAGCCCAAAGAGCCCAGTACCGGAGCGGCATACTTGAAAGTTTCGCCCATCATGCTGACGTTGGTATTGGCATTGGAACTTGCAGCCGCCAGAATATCCGCAAAGTGTCCGCTGTCCGAAGCAGACAAACCGAAAGCGGTCAGAGCATCCGTGACAATGTCCGAAGTAGATGCCAAGTCTTCCCCGGAAGCGGCGGCAAGATTCATAATACCTTCAATACCGCTGAGCATATCGTTGGTTTTCCAGCCTGCCATCGCCATATAGTTCATGGCTTCGGCAGCTTCACTCGCTGAAAATTTTGTTTTGCTGCCCATTTCACGAGCCTTTTCCCGGAGAGCATCCATCTCTGAGCCGGTCGCACCGGACACCGCTGCCACCTTTGACATGGCGGAATCGAAATCCGCACCAGTTTTCACAGCAATGGTTCCCAGAGCCGTGATACCAGCTGTGACCGGCAGCAGCTTTTGTCCCACGCCAGAGATCTTGTCTCCGGCGGACTGCAGCGTTTCACCCAGAACACCCATCTTTTCCAAGGCGGTGTGAGAATTGTTTGCTTCTGTGGTCAGGCGTTTCAGTTCGTTTTCGGTTTCGATGATTTCACGCTGTAGTGCATCATACTGCTGCTGGGAAATTTCGCCGTTTGCAAGGGCGGTATTTGCCTGTTCTGCGGCAGTTTTTAGTACTTCCAGCTTTTCTTTGGTAGCTGTCACCGCATCGGCGAGGAGCTTGTGCTTCTGCGAGAGCAGTTCCGTGTTGGAAGGATCGAGTTTCAGCAGCTTCTGGACATCTTTCAGCTGTGTCTGCGTGCCTTTGATGTCTTTGTTGACACCTTCCAGTGCCTTGGACAGCTTGGTGGTATCGCCGCCGATTTCTACGGTGATGCCCTTGATTCTATTAGCCATACAATCTCACCCCCTTATCAAAATTTATCGAAGTCACTCTGATCCGCTAACATATGATATTTGTATTCGTCATTCTCCCGTTCGGTGAACATATCATTCACGACTCCGATCGTGAGCAGATCAAGCTCTGAGAGGGACAGCCCGATCTGCACACATCGGAGAAGGAACAGGGGCGTTGTCATCGGGCGGTCAGTTTTTCGATGTTTTTTTTAGACTTGACCTGTGTTTCTACGTTCAACCCCCAGAGGTCGATCAGCTGCGGCAAAATCTCATAGATGCTGAATGTGTTAAACTGCTCCAACCACTCGTCCGGAGAAGCCGGAACGGCTGGGTCAGCGTGTTTCGCCATGATGTAGGCGATATTCTCGAACACCTCAAGGCTCTCGATGTCCAGTGCGGAGGATTCCTCTGTATTTTCTCCCACAGACTTTTGCAGTGCTGCAAAATCCTGATAAATATCTCTGCGAAATTTCAGACGATACAGTCTGGGGACTGCCGCACTTGCCTTAAACGGCACATCAATCCCATCAATGGTAATGTTCTTCTGAATTGCCATACTGCACCCTCCTTACGCTTTCACAGATGCTGCGGATGCCTTACCACTCTGTACAGCGGCAGCCAGATTTGGCATATATACCGCCTTGTACCAGTTCTCATAAACCTCGGCATCCGTTTTCTCACAGGTTTTAGTTTTTACCAAACCACTGTTCAATGCCGTTGCGGTCAAAGACAGCGTTTCCGTTTTAACTTCCTTTTCGTCCTCAATGGTGCTGGATTCTGTTGCCGGACGAGAGGCAGAACAGCAGAACAGACAGTGACGAATTTTATTCTTATCGCCGCTGAATTCAAACAGCAGGGCAAATTGCGATACTTCTGCAGTATTGGTTTCCGTGAGAACGCCCTTTTCATCCAGTTTCTCACCGAGAATGTCTGTTGCAAACTCAAGCGGAACCAATGCGATTTCAAGATCTCCGCTGTAACCAGAGTTATTGTTGATCACATAGTACACACCATCGTCAGCGTAAAAATTGGATGCTTCACCTTCTGCATCGATAGACAGCGACACTGCACCGGGAATGCGAACTGGCTTTGCAAAAGTCGGCACACCTTCTTCATCATAAGAAGTGATTTTTGCATAGTGAACTTTGTTCAGACCGAATTTTACCTTGTTTTTCTCCATTGCCATATAGATCAAACCTCCATCTCATAGAGTACTTCATACAATTCTTCCGAATCAATGAATGTTTCTGTTTTTGTATAATAAATCTCGTGCTGGGAAAGCACTGACTCCACCTGTTCTTCCAATTCCGGCTGCTTTTTGTCTGTGTACAATTCAATGTCCAGCTGTTTGCAACTGAAATATGCCACATTATCTGCTGAAAACGTATTCTCTCCGGGAGATAAGAACAGCAGAAAAGGCGGTGCAGGGCTTTCGCCCTCGGCAAAATGATGGTAGGCGAAAGGCAGTTCCATTTCCTCCATCATTTCTGCGATTTGTTCGTAGGTCATGACAAAGCCCCCTCAATTAAATGCTCCAGCAACTGCACACCGTTTTCTTCCGCAGGAGCAATATGCGGTTTGCCGGATACCCGACCACCGCCACGCTTGGCATGCCCCTTTTCCAGAAGATGTGCCAGTTGATATCTGTTTTTAGAATGTACTGTCATCTCCAAAGAGTGACTGTTTTCGCCAGTCTTTTTCGTTGCCCAGCTTTTTGCATATTTTCCGGTGTCCTTCGGAGCATTGGCGGAGATCTCGTTTTTCACTTGCGTGGCGGTTTTCCGGACAGCCTTTTTCATGGCAGTATCCGCAAGGTCTGCATATTCCTGCAAGCCCTGCATGATTTCCGCTGCAAGATTGTCAATACTGGTCATTTTGTCCTGCCTTTCTGGCTTCTGCAGTAAGTTTCAGATAGTCCTTGTGCAGATAATCCGGTGTAATACCGGTGATGTCATAAATGTTTCCCTGAAACAAGATTCGATTGCCTGTTACAGACGGCATCCAGTGCTGGCTTTGCCGAATGAGGAATTCCAGCGTTTGTGTTTCTTTGGTCACACCAGCGTCCGTATGCTCCGCAGAAGCTTTCAAAGTCACTTTTGCCCAGCAGGAAAAAGCTTCGTCCCATACAGCGGTATGATTGCCGATTTCATCGGTAACAACACGATTCTCCAGAAAGGTGATTCGCTGATTGAGTGTTCCAATTTCCATCAAATCACATCCTCTCGCTGTGCAAACAGCATAGCACGAAGTGTTAATGTCAGTTTGGAAAAGTCTGCGGTATTGCGGTTTTCATAGAGATAAGAAACTGTGTAAAGCATTGCTGTTCGTACCACATCTTCGTTTTCTGAAAAGCGTTCCTCGTCCATTCTTCCCACATCCATTACCAGCTGTTTTGCAGTTGAAATAAGGGAGAGAAGCAATGTATCATCATCTTCAAAATCAATCCGCAGATATTGCTTGACTTCCTGTAAAGTTACCACCCACTCCAGCCCCTTTCTCTGATTACGCTTTCATGCCAAGCGTCTTTACGGCTTCGGTCAGAATCAGTCTGCCATCGACACGCTGAGATGCGAGGAATCCAACCTGACCATTCATTGCAAATACTTCATTCAGTCGCTTAAAGGAACGTCCCTGACGGTCGCCGATCCAGTAATAGCTGAAATCGCCGAAAGCGAGACACTTTGCACCTACCTTGATTTCCGGCACATAGCTGGAAGTGTAGTACGGACGATTGAGAATGGTATCCGGAACGCCAGCTTGTACAGACGGATTCCAGATGTAATTGCCAGTGCTGTCCTTCAGCTTACGAAGTGCCTTTACTGTGGAATCATTCAGTACCCATACAGCTTTCTTCCGATACGGGCTTCTCAAGGAATAGAACAGTTCCAGAACATCATCGAAAGTGATATTTGCAGTGCTGGTTGTTGCCCCGCTTTCTGCACCACCCGTTGCAGCGAAGATACCGGTCGGCTTGCCCTTGCCATCACCAATGAAGAATGCCTCTTCTTCCTTTGCACCGATTCTTCTTGCAAATTCCTTTGCAATATAGGACGGCAGGTCAAAAGCAGCATCATTCAGCAGTTCCTCAGAGATCTTAATTGCTGTGCCAACCTTGTACGCACCGAGGGAAGCCTGTCCAAAGGTATCATCCGACAGCTTATATGCGTCCTCCTCATCCATCCAAGCAGCTTCGCCCTTAGAAGTAACAATGGGAATCTTTCGATCACCAGAGGAAGTTTTGATGACGGTTGCCAACTGCCGGAAAATGTTTTCTTCGGTCAGGGCTTCTACCAGTTTTCGTTCGTGAGGTAGCAGTGTGCCGCCTTATCATCTTTCGATGACAGGTTTGCACAAAGCCCCTCCCAAACCGTGCTTACACCTCTCGATGTACACGGCTTTCCATTCATTATTGACATGTCATTTATTTTGTTCCCTGTGAATCTTTTTGAAGCATTTCGGGCAAACAATCAACGTTTTACGTCTCATGTGAAGCATTTTCTTGCCCCATTCCGTAGTGCTTTTCAGATTCTTCATTTTACCTGCATGATAAATACAGCAGGAATCACTATTATCACCACACAGCTCACATACCCCTGCGCTTAACCGCACATATTGTGACAGCTTTTTCGGGTCAAAGGATTTGTATTGCCATGGGTCTTTATCGGACATCAACTTACCGGCTTTGCAGTCAGCTAACGAGACAAGCTTTGCATATTTGATACCGCCTTTAACTTCATGGGGAATAGCCCATTTGCCATCATGACGATATTTTTGGATGATTTTTCTCGTTGTGCTGTTGCTTTTGCTTGCAAGCGTCTTTAGACAGCTATATTCCATAAGATAACGGAAATAATTCAGCTTATCATAATTCGCTGCTAAGCAGTAATAATTGCAAATGCCACGGATTTGTGCATTATACCTGTTCACAATATCCACTTCCGAAAGATGTCTTAATCTTGGAACGCAAACCGCCCAGATTTCTCCGTTTGGTTTTTGTTCTATGATGTCGTTTTTGAACAGGAACTGCATGATCTTATCTTCGAGAGGTACAGTTAATTCTACAGAGTTATTCAGCGTTCTTTGTTTAACACCGTTTGCCTTTTTCTTTATCTTCTGGCTTCGGCGTACCGCAACGTCATAACCAAGGAAACGTACTCGTTCAGCACTGTGTGTGATCTTTGTTTTCTCAGCACTCAACTCTAAATGGTACTGCGTTGATAGAAATTCTCTCAGAATCTCTTTAATTTCTTCACAGTCTTCTCTGCTTCCGCTGATTCCAATTAGAAAATCATCAGCATATCGGCAGTATACAAGCTTTTTATCGTCGGACATTCTTGCGGGCGTTTTCAATTTTTGATTGCACACCGCTTTATATTCCTTGATTGCAAGCTCACGTTCCTCACCTTTTACCCTGTCAATCTTCTTTTGAAGTGTCTGCCTTCTTTTCGCTAAATGAAGATATTCCGGTGTCTGGTGTCGTGTAGACTGCTTATCGAACTTTTCCTTGAGTTTCATGACTTTCCGGTCAAGCTCATGCAGGTATATATTTGCCAGAATAGGGGAAATGATTCCGCCCTGTGGTGTACCGGAGATTGTGGTATGATATTGAAAATCTTCCACATAACCTGCTTTCAGGAAAGCTCTGATAATATTGATAAATCTGCTGTCCTTGATTTTGACTTCTAACGTTTTAATAAGCACTGCGTGGTCTATATTGTCAAAGCAACCCTTGATGTCGCCTTCTATGAACCATTTTACAGAACGAAAATTTGTCTTTATCTGGTCGAGAGCTGTATGACAACTTCTCTCCGGTCTGAAACCATGTGACTGGTCATAAAATAACGGTTCATAGATTGCTTCCAGAAACATTCTAACCGCCTCTTGCAGAAGTTTATCTCGAAATGACGGAATACCCAGTGGGCGCATTTTTCCGTTCTGTTTCTTGATATATTCTCTGCGCACAGGCTTCGGTTTGTACTTTCCTGACCTCAATTCTTCAATCAGTTCATGCACATATTCAGCACTAAAACCGTCAGCAGTGTCGTTGTCACTTCCGGGAGTCATTGCTCCACTGTTTGCATATAATTTCTGGTAAGCTGCAAAATAAATGTCCTCTCTCAGAAGGTAGCGAAAGAGTCTTGTAAAGACTCCGTCGTGATGTTCCGAGGAACTTTTATTGACACGCTCCAAAATCTCCGATGTTGGATTCATGAGGATTCTCCTCCCTTTCATCTTCTTACTTTGGAATTAACAAACTGCTTCCCTTCGCCATGTAGTGGGCGTTATCCACCTCGGACTACTACGGAAGCTCCGTTGCCATATGGAATATTCAGTCTCGAATAGACATAGCCTTTCGGCATTTCCACTTAGGCAATCCCTGTTTAACGATGCTTATAGGCAAGTGATAACTGTCGGATATCATTTCGGTTTATCTCACGTGTTCTCACGCTTGCTTCATGACCTATAGCAGACACCATAACGAATTCAATATTATGGTGGGGTCATGAGAGTGGTTTCAGGATAATTTCCACACCCTCCCACGAAAAAGGAGCTAACCTTTGCTTTGGCAATCCAGCCTTATCCTTATGTTATCTTGTCATTGCAGGTACTACTCGCCTCATATCCTTTTGACGTTTCCTGCGTTTCTGCCGTGCTGTGTTCCCGTGTCCAGTTTCCTGTCATCGGTTAGGCAGATTGACAACCGCTCTGCTGTGCGGTGTAGAGCCTAATCTACTGTAAACATCGCCTTTTACAGGCGCACAAATTCATCCGGCACAAGATAGCCGCCCTCAGTATCTGTACCAACCTGCAGGTCGTTTCGGACATCGTAAAAATTGCGGTTGCGAATGCTGTTCCAGAAAGCAGTACGGTATTCGTCAGATGCAATCCCTGTCTTGGTATCGCCGTGAATGGATGCGTTCGGCTTGTTCTGAATCGGCGTAGAAGTGGGCTTGTTCATCTCCGCTTCAATCTGAGCCTGTCGTTCCAGCCGCTGGATTTCCTTGCCGTATGCCACGATCTGCTGCTCCATGGCATCGTATGTCTTGCTGTCCTCTTCCGAAAGCAGACCGCTTTCATTTCGCTTGGAATCCAAAAAGTCACGGGCAGTATCCCATGCCTTGCTTCTTTTTTCTCTCAGTTCCTGAATTGTCATAGTATCAGTCCTCCTGTATTTTTAATATTTCAAAAGCTCCAGCCGCTTGTCCAATTGGTTGATCGGCGTGCCTTTGGATGCAGTTGCAGAAATCTTCTGCAGAAAAGAATCCAGCGTTTTGGATGGTGTGTACAGCATGGATGCTGTGCTTTCTTTCTTTTTTTCATCTGGATCTGTTTTTTCTGGTTCTTCTTCTGGAACAAACGGATTCTTTTTAGAAAAGAGAATGCCGTCTACAAATCCCAGCTGCAATGCTTTTTCTGCATTCATCCACGTTTCTTCATCCATCAGCCTTGCGATCTTATTGCGGCTGAGATGCGATTTTTCTGCATAAGCATTGATAATGGATTCCTTGACTTCATCCAGAAGTGCGATTGCTTTCTCCATATCTGCCTTGTTGCCCATGGCACAGGTCATCGGATTGTGGCACATCAGCATTCCGGTCGGTGAAATCAAGGTTTCTTCTCCAGCCATCGCCACCACAGAAGCCGCAGAAGCGGCAATGCCGTCAATCTTGACCGTAACCTTGCCCGGATGGTTTCGGAGCATGGTATAGATCTGACTGGCAGCAAACACATCGCCGCCCGGCGAGTTGATAAAGACGGTCACATCACCGCTGTGTTTTTGCAGTTCCGAGCGGAACATGGCAGGGGTGATGTCATTTTCAAACCATGTACTCTCCGCAATCGCACCGTACAAATACATCTCCGATGCACCGGTTTCTTCGTTGCGTACCCAGTTCCAGAAACGATTATTCTTCATGGGTCGTTTCCTCCTTTTCATTTTTCTTTGCAAATGCACCTGCATCAGCAAGTTTGGTGAAGCTGCCATTTACGAGGTACAGATTGCCGCCCAATTCTTCCGGCACCAGATTCATATCCTCCAGTTCCCGAATGTCATTGGTGGACATCCAGCCGTTCTGTCTTGCGGTAGCATAGCCCTGCATTCTGGAAGCATAGTCACCACGCAAAAGCCCCTCTACATTGAATTTGATGAAATACTTGCCTTTCTCTGAATCAGAAAGCAGATCTTTCATCATACCTTGCTCCCAGCGAACGATCCACGGGTCGAGACTGTATTTCACGAAATCCAATGATAGATGTTCCACGTTACTGAATGTGGCATGGTCAAGATCGCCGATCATATGAAGCGGCACTCGATACAGCCGGGCAATTTCCTCTACCTGAAACTTTCTGGTTTCCAGAAACTGTGCTTCATTGTTGGGGATGGAAATAGGCGTGTATTTCATGCCCTCTTCCAAAATTGCGGTATGATGCGAGTTGGAACCACCATAGGCACGCTGCCAAGCATCCCGCACACGCTCTGGATTTTTGATGACTCCCGGATGTTCCAACACACCGGATGGACTGGCACCGTTGGCGAAAAAGGTAGAACCATAGTCTTCACAGGCAAGAGAAATGCCGATTGCATTCTTTGCAAGAGCAATGGGAGAATATCCCACCAAGCCGTCATACCCAAGTCCGGGAATATGCAGCACATCTTCTGCCTGCAGGACAATATCGCCCTGCTGTTTCAGGTTTGGATTGGCTTCATCGTAGCGACTGTAGATGTAGACCAGACGATTTCGCTGGTCACGGTCTACTCTGACCTTATCCGGCATCAGCGGATACAGCCCCAATACATCTCCACGACCGTTTCGGATAATTTGTGCGTAAGCATTGCCGTAGATTAGCAGATGGGACATCAGGGTTTCTCGGAATACGAAAGATGTCATTTCCGGATTTGGCTGATCGTGGAGTAAAAAATAGAGCGGATGCCGTGGCACTCGCTCTTTTCCGTTTTCGGTATATTGGTAAACGTGTAATGGCAGCTGGGCAATCGCCTCCGACAGAACTCTCACGCAGGCATACACCACTGTGTGCTGCATGGCGGTGCGGTCATTAACTCGCTTACCACTGTTGGAACGTCCGAAGAAGTAACTGTAGCTGGGACTGTCGTAGCTGTTTTTCGGGTGATCTCGTCCCCGAAAAAATCCTCTCAAAATACGCATAATTCCTCACTCCTTACAAAATCAACATATCTCTTTCGTCATAAACACTTGTTCCATCCCCAGTACATCCACAGCGAATTGCCCGGTCAAGAGCCATGATCATGGCGACAGCACCGTCAATTTTCTCTGTGGATTTTTCTTTATCCGGCTTGATATTTCCGGCAGGGTCACGCCTGATGAAAATGTTATCCATCATCCACCGAAGAACGGGGTGTCCGCTGTGGGCAAGGGTCTGTTCCAGAGTCAGTTTCATCAATTCCTTGGTCGGTGGTGACATATCTTTGTAACCCTGACCGAACTGAACCATCGTGAATCCAAGTCCCTCCAGATTCTGTGACATCTGCACCGCACCCCAACGGTCAAAAGCAATTTCTTTGATATGGAATTTCTGCCCCAGTTCATCGATGAAGTTTTCGATAAAGCCATAGTGGACAACATTGCCCTCCGTTGTTTTCAGATAACCCTGCTGCTCCCACACATCATAGGGAACGTGGTCACGGCGAACTCTTAAAGGCAACGTTTCTTCCGGCAGCCAGAAGTAAGGCAGAACGTAGTAATGCTCATCTTCTTCAGTTGGAGGAAATACCAAAACAAAAGCTGTAATATCCGTAGTGGAAGATAGGTCGAGTCCACCGTAGCAGATACGACCTGCAAGCATCTCTTCATCAAAAGCGACCTTGCATTTGTCCCATTTTTCCATCGGCATCCAACGCACCGCCTGTTTTACCCATTGATTCAAACGCAGTTGTCGAAACGCATTTTCCTCGCCCGGTGTTTCCTTTGCAGAGTTACACGCAGCCACCACCTTATCCATACCGATAGTCTTGTCGAGGGATGGATTTGCCTTCTTCCAGACCTTCGGGTCAGTCCAGTCCTCCGATTCATCTGCACCATAAATAACCGGATAGAAAGTCGGATCATGCTTTCTGCCTTCCAGAATATCTTTTGCCTTTTGGTGAACTTCATAGCAGATGCTGTTGGTATCCGTTCCGGCTGTGGTGATGAGAAAATATAGAGGCTGCATTCTCGCATCACCGGAACCTTTGGTCATAACATCAAAGAGCTTTCGGTTTGGCTGCGTATGCAGTTCATCGAACACCACTCCATGGATGTTGAAACCATGCTTGGAATATGCCTCTGCCGAAAGCACCTGATAGAAACTGTTGGTCGGGAGGTACACGATACGCTTCTGTGAGGTCAGGATCTTCACCCGCTTGGAAAGAGCAGGGCACATTCGCACCATGTCGGCAGCCACATCAAATACAATGGCAGCCTGTTGGCGGTCGGCAGCACAGCCGTAAACTTCGGCACGTTCTTCACCGTCACCGCAAGTTAATAGCAGAGCAACGGCAGCAGCAAGCTCACTCTTGCCATTTTTCTTCGGAATCTCAATGTAAGCCGTGTTGAATTGTCGATAGCCATTCGGTTTCAAGATCCCGAACAGATCCCGGATAATCTGTTCCTGCCATTCCAGCAGTTCGAATTTCTTTCCTGCCCAAGTGCCTTTGGTGTGGCTGAGGCATTCAATAAAAGAGACGGCATAGTCTGCCGCCTTTTTATCGTATCTTGAATTTTCCGCCAAAAAACGGGTTGGTTTAAATCTTGCCACTCTTCTCACCTCTCTTAACAAAAAAGACCTGCCAAAAGCAAGTCTGCATCATTATTTTCAAGCCCCGTGGGGGGCGATTTGTAATCAAGATTCTATTTCCATTGTAACCATATTACCATACAAAAGCAAGGATAGCAAGCGGCTAAATGAACAGAAAAAACGCCGAAATTTCTATGGCTTCTTGTGTATCATACACGAATCAAAATCAGGTGTACGACCACCAGAGCCTTTCGGCTCCGGATTGTGGATTTGGTTTTGGAAGAATCAGTTGTACTGTTTCAGCAGGATCGCCAGTGCAATTTCAGTTTCCGCATCCTCCGGCGGAATGTCCATGCCCCGGTCGAAATTGAACACCGTTTTGCCATTCCGCCGCAGGGAGATTTTCGAGGCTCTGCCTTCCTCATATCCAAAAATGGCAGGCTCCTCGTAATGTTTCACCCAGTAGTGAAAAGTGCTTGTTCCTACCCGAATCGTTCCTTCTGTCCACATTGTTTTTTCTCCAGTTTTCGTTGTTTTTGCCTTTTGGCATGATGTATATTACCATAAACCAAAGGGGAAGTCAACGAAATTTCCAGCATATTCTGCACAAAGATGAAAGCAGAAAATTGTGTATGATACCAACCAAAAAAGCAAGCCCCACGTTGCCCTGTGTGGGGCATTTGTAGGAAAGGGAAAACCACTCGGAGGAAACAAAACTACGCCGGACAGGGCAACACAGCGGCTGTACGAGCCGCAGCCCCTTTTGGGGCTTTGGTCTTGGGTTATGGGTTTTGGATTACCGTCCGGTCTGGCACTCCCATTCAAATTCGCAGGCGTTTTCGTACTCCTCATCGAAAAGGGCATCGTCATCGATTTCCTTTTCCGTAAAGTCAATGCTGTCAATTTCCTCGCAAACCGTATGGAGGCTTTCGGCATCTGCCTTTGCAAGGCTTTCTGCGTTTTCCTCAACCCATGCAGTGAACTCCTCGTTGTCCATCCTGTCCTCGTTTTCAATTTCCAGTTCGTATTCGTAGTCCGCATCGAACCAGGTGATGACCGCCTTTGTGATTTCGGTTCTTTCGTTCCAGTCCGTTCTGTTTGCCATTGCTCTTGCCTTTGCGATTCCGTATGCTACCATTGTGTTTTTCCTCCATTTTTTGGTTGTTTTCCCTTTCGGTAACTGTATATTACCATACCTTTTGGCGTATAGCAAGCGGCTAAATGTACAGAACATAAGGCGATATTTTCGCTGTATATTTGGTGGATCTGACACTGGACAAACTTGCTTTTCTATGGTAAAATACAGTACAATGGAAAAGGCATCTCCGGAAATCGCAGCCACCAACCAAGCCCCGCACAGTTCGCCTGTGTGGGGCTGGTTTTGACTTTGGGCAGTTTTTCGGCAAGTGCTCTGAAAGCCCACACAGGGCAAACAGGGCGGTTACATGGGGAACTTTCGGTGCATTACAGACAGGATTTTCTCCTGTTCCTCCGTGGAAACGCCGATGCTTTCCAGTGCCTGCCGAATGCCACAGTCCGGGCAAATGGGCGTTTGGTTGTCCGTTCTGGAAAGTGCCGGAACACCGGAGTAGGGTTTTCCGCAAAGGGGGCAGACTGCCGAAACTGGCTTATCCGTTTTCATGGTGGTACACCTCTCGTTCGCTGATATCCACGGCTTTCCGCAGGTGTTTCAGGTCAAAGCCGAACTGGCGGTATCCGTCCACACAGGTGCGGATGTAGGCAAAAGTGGGAATGCCCAGTTTCCGTTCCTCGTGCATAATGTACACAAAGGCGGTCAGCTTTTTCCCGGTTTCTGCAAGGGGAAGTTCCAGTTCCGTTTTGTAGTAGAAATGGGGATACCCCTCATAGCGGTCAAGAGCGAGTTCATCTCGTTCCGACACCGACCACACTGCCGCCGGAACGGTACAGCCCTGCTTGGGTTCGATGGTCAGATAGGAGCCGGTCTTGCTGCCTTTGAACAGCAGCTGGTAATTTGGGATCTCCGCAGTTCCCACAATTCTGGCATCCGGGCAGCGGAACTGCATCTGTTTCACGTTCAGATTGCTGCCATAGGCAAGGTAAAACTTTTTCATGCAATCAAATCCTTTCTGAAAGGGATACCCTTTCACCACCATAAGACCGCCGAAGCGGTCTGGTGTAACTGGTAGCAAAAGGCTGTCCCTTTATCTGCCGAACCGGAAAGCGGCATCGCCATCAAGGTTCTTGGTAAGAAAATTTCTCGCTGTGGCGAACTCCTCGCCGACCAGTCCCAGCCGAATCAGCCATGTCCGCATGGCGAATTTCGGGTTTTCCGTTTGCTGTGGTTTCGGGCTGGCGGTTCGCAGTCCCTTTGCCATTTCGGAAAGGGCAAGGCAAAGTTGTATGTAGCTTTTCAGCTGTCCGGCATGAAGTCCGTTTTTCCTGCCGTTGGCAGGCTTGTCGAATTGAAATAACCGGAATTCAATTGTGCCTTTTGTAAAAGTTGCGTGATAGTTCAGCATGTGGTATCGACTGTCGTTGTAGTGCTGATTTCTGCCGTAATTTGCCCCGTTCGCCGTATACCAGATGTCTGCAAACTGTGCCATGTTGGTGGGCTTTTTCCGGTTCAGCTGTTCGATGAATTGGGGATTGACCGTTCTGCAATATCGGTTCATTCTGCCTTGGTCGATTTTCAGGGCATCTGCAATCAGCCGTTCGTGGCTCGCCATAAGGTTGGCGAGGTTTCGCAGGGTTTGTGGTGTGTGTCCGTTTGCTCCAATGTGAATGTGTACTCCGGCTCCGATGCCTGCATGGCTGATTGCTCCGGCTTTGCGAAGCTTTCTGACCAGTTCCTGCAAGGTCTCAATGTCGCTGTAGTGAAGAATCGGTGTGACCAGTTCACACTTTTCGGCATCGCATCCTGCAATGCTGACGTCTTTCTGGAATTTCCATTCTCTGCCCTGTGCATCCCAAGCCGACCAAGTGCTGTAGCCGTTTCGGCTGGCGGTGTATTCGTATCTGCCTGTGCCGAAATGGTCGGCGGCAAGTCTGGCAGCCCGTTCTCTGGTGATGTGGTTCATCTCAATCTCCACGCCGATGGTCTGCTTTTTCAGGTTTTCGATTTGCTTTGCGGTTTTTTCGTTCATGGTATTTTCCTCCGTAATTTCGGGCTTTTTTTCTTTCGTTGTAACCATATTAACTCTAAACGGAGGAGATAGCAAGCGGCTAAATCTACAGAAAATGAGGTCAAAAGATTGTGTAGAATACACGCTTGCAATCCTTGCGATTGTATGGTAACATATCGTACAATGGAGGAGGTTTCGCCTTATTTTTTCGCCTCGGATACGGTCTGGAAACTGTCGATTTCAGGAATCAGAGCAAGGGAAGAACCGTTTTCCCACCGCATATGAATGCTGCCCGCATCATCAATGTGCGTGACTTCGCCGACTGTTCCGGGAAGAACCGGATATTTTTCATTTCGCATAGAAAGCAGCTGTAATTTCGTTCCGACAGGGTACTTTTTTCGCAGCTGTTCCAAATATGATTCACTCGGAAACTGCATCAGTATCACCAACCTTTCTGAATGCGGAATTGCCTGTGAGATTGCGAAGAATAACCTTTCTTGCCGCCTTGAATTCTGCACCCACCATTCCCAGACGAATCAGGAAACACCGCATGGTATACTTGGGATTGTCGGAGGTATCCGGCTTGCGGTTGATGCGTCCTTGATTCTTTGCAAATTCGCAGAGCATGGAGATGAACGTACAGTAGGCATCTGCATCACCGTCTTGCTCTACTTTGAACCATGGAAATTCCACCTTTTCATCAGATGAAATCATGTCGAGCGTATCCGTCTGAAAAGCCGCCTTGAAGAGTGTGGCTTTGTTTTCGCAGATCTGCTGAAGATTACCCAGCGTATGTTCATTGAAAAAGTCCGCAGGCATCTGAACCGTCAATTTTGTGGATTCCGGTTCTGTTGTGTCCGGAACAGTATAGCCCTGATTCTCCAGTTCGGCAAGAAGCCGTTCTGTTTCCTTATGGTCGGCTTGGTCACTGATTTCCAGATCACCGGACTTGGTAATGGTGTAGCATTCCCCGATTTTGTAAGCACAGGTGGGCATATACTGATATTCTGCCGTTGTTCCAATGATCGTGGCTATCGCCCATGCCAGTTTCTTTCGTTCATTTCCAGTCCGTCCAAATGCAATTATCATATGTTTTCCTCCCGATTTTCGGTGATTTGCCTTTCGGCAGTACATATGTTAACTCTTTTTTCCACAGATAGCAACTGTGAGATGTGGAGAATCTTCCGACCGTTATTTGTAACAGATCACAAATCTGCCCAGACAATTCCAGCAAGTACAAAAACAGCAACATTCAGACAGATGCCATTCCCCCAAAGGCGGTACTCTGCTGCATCACGATATGGATCTTGCAGCCATTTCTGTACCATCTTTCGGCTTTTGGGACGGCTCTCCGGTTTTACCGCTTTTCGGTATTCTTCAAAAATAGCTGCCCATCGGTCAATTTCTTCTTCTGTGGGATTTTCCGATGCCAGGTCACTGCACCATTGATCCGGAAATCCCTGTAACCTCGCACATTCCTGCGGTGTCAGTTTGCGAACCGCATAACCGCTGGAAACGATGCTGGGGTCTTTGTGGTCCCGTGCCAGCAGTGTAGGGGTCGTTTCCCGAAATGCACTGCTGAAATTTCCCGTAGAAGCAGCATACACTGCATGATGGTCGGTAGCATTCAAAGTGAAAGCGACCTCTTTGTTGACACCGCCGCCCTGCGGTCCGTTTTGGTCAGACCGACCGATCATTGAACCCTGCAAAGCATAACTTTCCAGAACAGCAATACCGCCTTGGTTTTTTGCTGGTGACTGGTCGCTGGTGTCCAAAGTACGGGCAGTGTCTGCCTCATAAATGCCGCTGTGCGGATTACCGGAAAGCATGGCATTGCTGGAAAAGGAACTGATGCCGTATGCTTTCGGCTGAAACACAGTCTGGTCATTGTTGCAGGACAGCGTAGCAGATTTGTTTTCCTGTATCAGACTGCCTTTTCCACCGCCAGCTTTTCCGCAGCGAATCTTCAGCGTTTTCGGTGTATCCATCAGCAGCGGAACATTCCCGCCGCCGGTTCCGCATCTGGAAGTCAGTGTCTGTACTTTTCCGCTCTCAGAGATCTGAAGCCGGCTGTCAGCAGGATGATTTTCCAGTACACAAGGCGGATGATGGGCTTCTGCCCGAAGGGTGGCAGTGCGTTCTTTCAGAATGTCTATGCGTTCTCCGCCCTGGTCACACAAGCACAAGCCTGCCGTTCCAGAGCTGTCCGCAGCACTTCCGGCAGTTCTTTGCCACGCACGGAGGCTCTCCGCAGAATACCCTGACAAGCCTTCGGACTCAAATAGTATTTTTCCGGCACTTGCACCGTCAAAATCTGCGACAAGAAAGATCCGTTTTCTTCGCTGGGGCACTCCCCAGTATTGTGCATCAAAAACTCGCCATGCGAGGGAATAGGATTCTGCCAGAATCTCTCCGGCTTTTGTCCATTTTCCCGCAGGTCGAGGAATTGAAATGCTGCTGTCTTTGACCGAACAGATAGCTTCGAGGACACAGTGGAAATCTTCTCCGCCGTTGGAGGAAAATGCTCCGGGGACGTTTTCCCAGACAATGTATCTTGGATATTTGCCATTGCTTGCACACCTCATTTCTCGGATGATACGGATTGCTTCGTGAAACAGAGAAGAACGGCTGCCGTTCAGACCGGTTCTTTTTCCGGCGATGCTCATATCCTGGCATGGACTCCCAAAGGTGATGATGTCCACAGGTGGCAGCTTTGCACCATGCAGACCGCTGATATTGCCGAAGTGTTGTACCTGCGGCAGCCGTTTTTCTGTCACACGAATGGCAAACGGTTCGATTTCAGAAGACCAGACAGGCACAATGCCTGTCAGCAGTCCGGCAAGTGGAAAACCACCGCTGCCGTCAAAGAGGCTGCCAAGGGTAAGCGGTTTATTCATCAGGCTTTTCCACCTCTTTCACCAGTTCAGAATATGCGATCTGCTTCCCATCCCGCTTGACATACACACCATCGGCATTTCCCGTATCTTCCACATACCGGCGAAGAATCACCGATGCATATTTTTCATCCAGTTCCATGGTGTAACAGATGCGGTTCATTTGTTCGCAAGCCATCAAAGTAGAACCGCTGCCGCCAAAGGTGTCCATTACCACGCCATTTTCCTGTGTAGAATTGCCGATGGGATAGCCAAGCAAGTCCAGTGGTTTTGAAGTTGGGTGATTGGCATTTCGTTTCGGCTTATCAAAGTTCCAGATGGTTGTCTGCTTGCGGTCGGAATACCAGTGATGTTTGCCATTTTGCATAAAGCCGTACAACACAGGTTCGTGCTGCCACTGATAATCAGAGCGACCCAGAACAAGACTATCCTTTACCCAGATGCAGCAGCCTGCAAGATGAAATCCGGCATCAATGAATGCTTTGCGGAAATTCAGCCCTTCGGTGTCTGCATGAAATACATAGGCAGAACCGCCTTTTTCCAGATGCTCAGCCATTCGCTGAAAGGAGGACAACAGGAATGTATAAAACTCCTCGTTCTTCATACTGTCATTCTGAATGGTAAGTCCGCTGGCACTCTTAAACGAAACTCCATATGGGGGATCGGTCAGAATGAGGTTTGCCTTGGTGTCACCCATGAGAGCAGATACATCCTCCGCAGATGTGGCATCACCGCACATCAGCTTGTGTCTGCCAACTGTCCATACATCGCCACGCTGGACAAAAGCTGCTTTTTCCAGTGCAGTGGTGAGGTCAAAATCATCGTCTTTCACTGTGTCACCGCTGTTTGTATCAAACAAATCTGCAATTTCAGCTTCATCAAAGCCAGTCAGATCAAGGTCAAAACCGAGATTCTGCAATTCTTCCATTTCCACAGCAAGGAGTTCTTCATCCCAGCCGGCATCTAATGCCATTCTGTTATCAGCAAGAATATATGCCTTCTTCTGTGCTTCGGTCAGGTGATCGGCAAATACACATGGCACTTCTGAAATATTTTCTGCCTTTGCCGCTTCGATTCTGCCGTGACCAGCCAGCACATTGTATTCCCGGTCAATAATAACCGGATTCACAAACCCAAACTCACGCAGAGAAGAGCGAAGTTTCAGGATCTGTTCCTTGTTGTGCGTTCTGGCATTGTTGGCATATGGCACTAACTTGTCAATATCAACGAGCTGAAATTCTGTAGTTGTGTTCATTTTGATTCACCACTCTTTAAAATGTTTCTTATTTGATTCCATGCAGCTATTGCTTGCGAGGTATATCTTACACTCAAATCAACCATTTGTTCGCCATGTTCTAAAATATACATATCGGATTGACGACTTCGTACAAGATTTTCTGCAAATTGTGCAGAGAGAACAGTCGGTATTTTCTTGCCATTTCCTACTCGATTGAAATACACTTTTTCTGACCGCATTAATTTTTTTGCTTCGGAATAGATACTTCTTTGGCAATTAGGACTCTCACAATCAAAAGTCACATTGTGCAATTCGGCATCTGTATTTTTGCTAAACACACAACCCATATCAGTTCCTCTTTCTGGCGGTCAGCAGTTTTTCCATAGCATCATCAATGGGCAGTCCTGAAAATTCTGTTGAACAGTTTTCTCGTACAATTTGAAAAATTTGATACCACAACTGATTAACCTGTTTCATGTAGCTTTGACTCATAGAGACATACGGAGAAGCAATTGCGGCTCCGGTAGTTGGATGTTTTGCAAGAAATCCATACTCAGATATTACTTCTTCGCACTGAATCCAGCGGCTAACTGACATGGCATATTGCATCACAAGTTCGGAGTATACGGCTTTTTCACATCCTCTTGCTTTTAGCCATCGATAGGTTTCACTATAGATTTCTTCGGCAAGAAAATCTTTTCCGTTTTTTTGCTGAGCTTTCATAAAATCCTTTACTGGCGGAACATCATCACCTATCAAAACAGAAGATTCTGGGAATTCAAGCACTGATGCAGATTGTCCATCATTGATTTTGTCAACTAACGCCTTGGATTTTCTGCCAGAACCAACTCTTGCACCACCCCTTCTTGTACCGTCTTTTGCCACTGTTTTCACCTGCCTTTTGAGAGAAAAATAGCCGAAACTGCGTAAGTTTCGGCTTGTTGCATATTTTTAGGGTTAATACCCCCTTTGAAATCCAAATTTCGTGCGTGAGAGGGAACGCCGGTCTGTAAAAAATTCACAATTAGCGATTTTTATCCCCCCACCGGCAGCATTTCAGACACAATCAATACCGATAGACGGGATTTCGGTCTTCCGTCCACGTCTTGCGATCATGGCAGGACTTGCAAAGAGCCTGCCAGTTGCTTTCCTCCCACATCAGATGCGGATCACCACGGTGAGGAATGATATGGTCGACCACGGTCGCTGCCGTGAACCGTCCCTGTGCCTTGCAACGCACACACAAGGGATGCCGGCGGAGGTACGCCTTGCTCAGCCTCTGCCACTTGCTGCCGTAGCCACGCTTGGCGGCAGACGGTCGGTCTGGGTGCAGGGGCTGATGCTCTGCACAGTACAAACCGTCTGTCAGATTGGGACAGCCGGGATGCTTGCATGGTTTCAGTGCCTTCCTTGGCATAAGGTTCACCTCCGGATACAACGAAAGCCCATGTGGAACACCACAGGGCTTTCGGCCAGTTTTCTATGATATTATTATATCACACCTTTTTGCAAAAGTCATCCTCGATTTTGGACATTCACTTTCCAAACAGCAACAGGGTCAACTTGGAAACCGCACGGTTTTTACGTTTGTATGCAGAACTCCGCTCAATGTGAAAACGATTGCTGATTGCGGAAATAGCATCAAAGGCATCTTCTTCCTGCCAATAGAACTGTTCCAGCACATACCGTTCATCCTCCGACAGGCTGTCCCATGCAGGCTGAAACCATTCCATGTACTCCTTTGCCTGACGATACCGTTCCCGCAGCACATCGATTTCGTCAATGGCAGTGATGATTCGCATTTCGCCGGACTGCGGGTTCGGACTGCCGCCCGGCATATCTGTAAATGCCGGACTGCCAAGGGTTGTGGTGTCTTCATGCACCTGTGTGATTTCTTCGTCTGTGTGTGCAAGGATGTAAGCCATGCTACTATAATCCTTCAGTGCATTTACAGCGGCACTCCGTTTGTCTAAGTACTGCCAAATGATATTCATCTGCTACCTCCAAGTTCTGCTTTGACTGCCTGCATCAAAGCGGTCTGGGTTTGTTCTTTCTGGGTCAGGGCTTTCAGGATGCGTTCGTCAATCGTACCCTTGGTGATGAGATGTTGAATGACAACCGTTTCGGATTGCTGCCCCTGCCGCCACAGTCTGGCGTTGGTCTGCTGGTAGAGTTCCAGACTCCAGGTCAGTCCGAACCAAATCAGGTGAGAACCGCCTGCCTGCAAATTCAAGCCATGACCAGCAGATGCTGGGTGAATTAAACCAACTTGCAGCCTTTCGGCGTTCCAGTTCCGAATACTGTCAGAGGACTGGATTTCCTGATAGGAAACATTCAGCTTTCGCAGTCGCTCTTGAATCCGCTCCAAATCATGCTTGAACCAATACGCCACCAGAACGGGCTTGCCGTTGGCTGCCTCTATCAAATCTTCCAGTGCATCCAGCTTTCGGCTGTGAATGGGAATCACCGCTCCGGTATCGTCATACACCGCTCCATTCGCCAGTTGGGAAAGTTTGTTGGATAGACTCGCAGCATTATTGGCGGTAATCTCGCCATCCGGCAAGTCTAACACCAATTCCTGTTTCAATTGCTGATATCGTTCTCTTTCTTGCTTAGAAAGACGAACTGAAACTTCTGTCAACAAAAGTTCTGGCATTTGCAAATAATCAATCGCTTTCATGGAAATGGTGATGTCTGAAATTTTATCATAGATTTGTTTCTCTGCCTGCGGCAATGGCTTGTAAGAATAAACCACCATCCCATTTCGTTTATCCGGCTGAAAATAGGCTGTTCGATATTGTCCAATAAATCTTCCAAGTCGCTGTCCCATATCCAGCAAACGAAACTCTGCCCATAAATCCATCAAACCATTACTGGACGGTGTTCCCGTTAAGCCAACAATGCGTTTCACCTTTGGTCGAACTTTCATCAGTGCCTTGAATCGTTTTGTCTGATGGTTCTTAAAACCGGATAACTCATCAATCACCAACATATCGAAATCAAACGGAATACCGCTTTCCTCTACCAGCCAACGGATATTCTCACGATTCAAAATGCAAATATCCGTCCTTGCATGCAGGGCTTGTCTGCGTTCTGCGGATGTCCCAACTGCTACACTGTATTTCAGATGCTTCAAATGTTCCCACTTTTCAATTTCTGCTGACCAAGTATCCCGTGCCACACGAAGGGGTGCAATCACTAAAACATGGCGGATTTCAAAGCGGTCAAACAACAACTCATTGATTGCTGTCAATGTTGTGACAGTCTTCCCCAACCCCATATCCAGAAGAAGTGCTGCCACAGGATGCTCCGTCAAAAACTGAATCGCATATTGCTGATAGTCGTGCGGAATGAACTTCACGGTGTTTCACCTCCGACTTCATCCAAAATGGGACGGATTTGTTCCAGACTATCCAGACAATACACGGAAAAACCCACTCTCTCAAGCTGTTGTTTTCTCCGGATTTGTAACGCCCGCATCTTCTCACCCGGAGCCTTTACTTCCACAAAAGCAATTTTTCCACCCGGCATCAATACGATTCGATCCGGCACTCCATCCGTTCCCGGACTTGTAAACTTCCAACAAAGACCTCCTCTGGACTGCACCTTTTGCACGAACCGGCTTTCAATCATTTTTTCACGCATTTTAGCCCTCTTTTCAAGTTTTTTCTTTTCTGGGGTGCAGGTCGGTTAAGGTCAATATATAAAACCCCTTTTAGGCTAAAAATTTGGTAAAAATTGCCTATAATAAAAGTTTACGAAATGACCTGCTCCGACCTACACCCCTACCCATTATTCTAAAAATTCCGACTTGATTTTTACACCATAAACGATGATACCTTTCTTGGTTCTCTTTCGTTCAAACCCTGCATTTTCAAGACCCGTGTAAAAGTCCGTTGTACTCCTTGTGTACTCTCCATTTCTGGAACAATACGAACGATACTCCTGATACAATTCGCCTGATTTTTGCTGGTAGGTCTTATCTACATCACAGCAGTCTTCCAGAAATGCCGACATCCAGTCGTTGCTTTCCCGATATGCGTGGATTGCTTTTTTGACGCACTGTGGAACTTCCAGTTTGAATTGTCGGTCAATGACTTGTTTCGCTCCCTCCATCACCCAAGACAGAATTGCTCCGCCAGCGTGTTCGACCAGATAATCTGCAAAATTCTTGATGTCAGATTTCCCCTCCAGCTTTGCCAGAAACGGGATCACAATCAATCTACGCCACGTTCCATCATCGTTGGCTCCAACCCTCGGCAGGTGGTTTGTGTATAACACCAGCGTATGAGCAGGTGTATAGCGGAACGGGTCCTTGTATTTCTTCTCCGCTTGGATTTCATCCGTGGAACAAAGCTGCTTGATGACCGCAGTATTCAACCGCATTCCTTCTTCCAGTTCTGCTGCAATGACCAGCCGTTTGCCCTTGAGTTCTGCCATTTCCGGCTTTACATTTCGCTTGCAGCCGACCGTCAATGCATCTGCGGACATTGACCCACTGTAACTTCCAAGCACCCGTGAAATTGCATTCCAGAAGGTGGACTTGCCGTTGCTGCCTTCGCCATAGGCAATAATCAATGCCTCTTGATACACTTTTCCAATCGCACAAAGCCCGCAGATTTGCTGCACATAATCCGTTAAACTTTGATCGCCGCAGAAAAAGCAATGCAAGGCATCTTTCCAAATTTCTTCTCCCACGTTGTCCGGCGAAACAGCAGTCATTTTTGTGAGGTAATCCTCCGGATTGTGCGATCTTCCACCATTCACGCCTTTCTGCAAGTCATAGGTTGCTGTCGGTGTGTTTAGCAAGAACTCCTGACTGTCAAAATCTGTAATATCTTTCAGCAGCATCGGTTTTGCTGCTTGTAATGCCGAAGAGATGTACTTCATATCTCTGCGTTTCATGACGAAAGTTCGGTAAGTCAGGGCAGAACGATATTCGATGTACGCTTTTCTGCTGACGTCATCCACGGCTTTTTCCAGCACCTTTCCGCCCTTGGAGATTGTTTCAGCATCTACTCCGCTGTCCAGCAGCATCTTGTGTGTCATTTCCAGCGTTCGTTCTGCTTCTTCCAGCTGCTTATCCAGAAAGGCTTCGCATCTTCCAACAGCAGTCTGTTTTGATTCTACCCAATGTGTCTGAAGATAGCAGAGGTATTCCGTTGCATCGGTGTAGGCAAGTTCTCCTTGTACCTGTCCAGCAAAAACTTTCGCTTGCCCGATGTCTGAATAGTCCTCCGGTCGCAGGCTATACATCTGCCCATATAACTCTGGAGCAATATATCCGTCCTGTTTGGATACTCGCTTTCCGAAATTTTTTGCACTCTGCCAAATCATGTGCAGTTCTGATTCTGCCAGCGGCGGGTTGCACTTTTCTGCTGCCTTTTGAAACAATTGATACGCTGCCTCTGTATTGCCATAACGCTTGATCAGTTTTCCGGCAATATGACTCATTGTGCTGTTTCTGGAACCCTCTTGAATCAATTCTGTCTGAGCATCCCATTCTGCAAAAGCATCTTTTTCAAAAAATTCAGCAAGCGTCAGATTGCCTTGATACCATTCCACTTTTGGATTCTCCACGCCAAAAAAGAAATGTGCCTCGTCCAATGCCTTTTCATCAAAGTATGGAAAGTATTCTCGCACCTCGTTTTTCAGATGCAATCGTCCTTCGACAGACAACGCCTTATCTGCTTCAAAATAGACGTGAAACTTAGGACGTGCGATTCTGTTTCCCTTGTTTTTCATGTGGTTTCTGCTATAGGCAACTGCGAACGCTACATCTGGAAATGTCAATGCCAGTTCCAAAGGTGTAACCCAATCTTCTGGATTTTCAGAGTGGCTATTATCGCAATCAAACATCAGACAATCGCTCTCTATAAAACTGACATTGCTTCTTTTGTCATCCGTGAATTTTGCAGAAACATGGTCAAATTGCACCGCAGACTTCAAACTTTCCTCGTCAATTACCTCTACATTCTTCGGATATTTGATATTTTTTGCGTTTTCACGGCAAGTAGCAGCATAAAGCGTAAATTTCATTTCTTTGCCTCCAGTTCTGCAATCAGCGTATTTGTCTGGCTCATAATTCCACACACTTGCTTTTGTATATCACGCAAAGAGTCCATAGTAATTACATCTCCAGACTGTTCGCCATCTTGCCCCGTTAATAAATAATCTGTCGACACGCACAAGTAATCCGCCATTTTTAACAAAAGTCTCGGTGAGGGAGCTGTATCACCTTTTAAGTACAGAGAGATTGTTTGCGGTCGAACTCCAACATGTTCAGCCAGTTCTTTTTGTGTAATTCTTCTGCGGTACGTTGGATGATGCTCCATCAATTTTTGCAGCATTTGTGGGAATTTATACATCATCTTGCATCTCCTTTAAATCTTTTGTAAAATACCGAATGGTCATATGCCGCCGCTTTGCCCATTTGATTTCCTGCTGCATCCCCTCCGACCGCACAGAACCAAACACCCACAGCTGGGCACATTTTGACAGCAGTACCAAATTCATGAACATCGCTGTCTGACGATCTTCGCCCAGACTGTCATCCATGAATTGCGGAAACAGCAAATGGGGAGCGATAGGGACATAGTGGGTATCTACTGCAAAGCGGCTATATCGTCTGGCGTTTTCGATATTGTCGTTGATGCAGCCATGGGAATAGGGAGAACAGATGTATACCAGCGGTCGATAAGCGGCAGCCTTTTTCGCCCTGCGTTCCTCTCGTTCAATACGGCTCAGTGCCTCATAAGCAGTGAGATCAATGTACCCTTCGGCATTATACCGATTCATGCAATACTCCTTTCAGCCGTTTCTGTGTGCAGGCATCGCAGTAAACGGCACTGCTGAAAATGTCAAAGTTTTCTGCTGTCCAGAAAACACTCAGATCCACTGGTACTTCTGCACCGCACTGTGGGCAATGGCAGTATACGTTTTCGTTACTGATCTCCACGGAGATACTGGCTGTGCCATTCAGATTTTCTTTGATGTAAAACATATGGAATCCTCCTAATCTTTCTTGTAAAAACTGCATTCATATCCGTCTGCCCGAAGCAACAGTCCCTTTGCCCAGTCTGGCGTTATCGCCATCTGCTGACAGATCTCATCCAGCTTTGTATCTTTCGGGCATTCGATGATCATTTCATCGTGAATATGACCGACAATGAAGTATTGTGATAGCGTTTGCATGGAATAGAAGAGCAGATCCCGTGCGGTCGCCTGAACAATGTTTTCGACCAGCTTGCCGGAGTAAGTTTCCAAGCGTTCCCACTTTCTGCCCGTGCCAATGCCCTCATAGGTGATAGAATCACCGCCGAAGCGATTTTCACCGATGCGTGGCTTGACATATGCCAACCGTCTGCCGGACAGCAGGCGGATAAACAGAAAACCGGATTCATAAGAGAAGTGAATGCCGTGGGTCTCTGTTTCGGTTTTATCCCGCACAGCCTTGATAGCCGCATTTTCTACATCCCACCACAACTGCACAATGTGTGGAGAAGCCGTTCGCCAGTCCGTCACAATTTGCTTCAGTTCTGTATCGGACATTTCCGATCCACCCATGGCTTTCATTGCTCCGACCGAGCCGCCGTAGCCACACGCCAATTCTGCGACCTTGCCTTTCTGCCTTAAATGCCCATTTTCACCGTGTTTCACAACAGGCACGCCGAAAATCTTAGAAGCCGAGGCACAGTAGATGTCCTTGCCGTCTGCGAACGCCTGCATTCGCCACGTTTCGCCGGCAAGCCATGCAATGACACGTGCCTCAATGGCAGAGAAGTCCGCAACGAGGAATTTGTAGCCGGGTTTTGGCACGAATGCCGTCCGAATCAGCTGTGAGAGCGTGTCCGGAACGTCTTCATACAACAGTTCTACTGCTTCTAAATCACCAGACTTCACGAGCTCCCGTGCATCTTCCAAATCGGGAAGGTGATTCTGTGGCAGGTTTTGCAACTGAATGATACGACCAGCTTCTCGACCTGTTCGATTTGCACCATAGAACTGAAACATTCCTCTTGCACGACCATCCGAGCAAACGGCGTTCTGCATGGCTTGATACTTTTTGACCGAGGATTTTGATGCCTGCTGTCGAAGTAGCAACACGGCTTGCAAGTCCGGCGGAGCGGTTTTCAATTGTTCCTGTACTTCTTTTTTGCCCAATGATTCTAACTCCAGTCCATGTTCCGCCAGCCATTGTTTCATTTGCTGAACAGAATTTGGATTGTCCAAGTCGGTCAGATTTTTCAGTAGATGCAATAGCTTGTCCTTTGTCAATGTGTCCATACGAATTGCTTGCTGCACCAGCTGCAAATCCAGTTGTATTCCTCGATCGTTGATGGACTGGTCAAGGGCATACTCCTGCCAGACAAATTCCGGCACGGGGAAGCGTGACAGTCGCCGTTCAATGGCTTGTTCGGTTTCCACATCTCGTTTGTTGTATGCCCGAAAGACGTTCCATTTCTCCGGAGAATCGGCAGGCGTATGAAATTGTGGAACGCCGTTCACCGTGTCATACGGTACGCAGAAATAGCGAATCAGAGCTTTCCCCTCGGACATTTTTTGTTGCTGTAACTGTAGAACTGCTCCCACGCCGGCAAGGCTCAACGGCAAGCCCAGATAGGCAGCCGCCACCATCGTACACCGCCATGCTTTCGGGCTGAGGTAGTTGCCGCAGGCATCCTCCGGCAATCCATAGGAAATGAAGCATTCCGGATAGTTTCGCCGCAGCCAGACCGACAGGCAGACCCGTTCAAAGCTGGCGTTGAAGGCATGTTTCTGGATGCGGTCATCCGTCAGAGCGTTGAGGATTTCTTCCGGCAGCTGTTCGCCGCAGGCAAGGTCAACTACCTTCACTGGGGCATCGTCCACGGAATATGCAAAAAGCAGAATATCAAAATACGGGGAATCCGCATAGCGGTAAACCCCGGCTTTTGTAATATCCACATCACTTTTTGTTTCTAAGTCAATCATCAATTTTTGCATTGTTACACCTATTACCCACCCGAACAGATACTCCGTCAGTCGCCCACCCGACATTTTTGCTTACTTGTGATTCTTGAAATGATCAATCAGTGCAGCAACGGAAATTGCTGCCCAACAGAACATTGAAATGCACCAAAGAACCGCAATAACAACGGAAAGAATTGCCTCCATTTTTCTCACCGTCCTTATTACTAAATTGCCATTTTAGTTAATCAAGGAAATCGTCACTTTCAAGAGCATCGAAATCATCAGCAGCATTGGTATGTCCACTAAGCGGTTCACCATCCCGTACCTTCTGAATATTGCCCAAACCGCAGGCAATGCCCTTATTTCCGTTGCTGTTAAACGCATAGAATGTTACTGCAACTCTTGCATAGCAGCCACTGTAGACCTCATTCTGATCGAGAATCGGCTGTACCTGCTGGTCAACGATCTGCGGAGGAGTAGTGCTATTTGCATTGACAAAATAGCAGTCTTTGTACACTTCATCCTCCGAACGTTCTGCATCGCCATCTCTCAGCGGCAACTTCAGAGCAGCCTTACTCGGCTTCTTTCCTCCGAACTTTCCAATGCCATCTTCAATGGCAGCATCAATTGCAGTCTGAATTTTTGCAAGAGTTGCCTTATCAGACTTCGGAATCAGCAAGGAAACACTATACTTTGCGGCACTGCCGTTGATGGATTTCGGTTCCCAGATGTTTGCGTAACTCAAACGCACAGTTCCTGTAATCACTTTTGTTTTTCCGTTTGCCATTTATTTTTCCTCCTGTATTGTTTCAAAATCTTTTTCTGCGGAATTCCAAGTCGGTCGCTTGTCCGAAATTGGTACAAGTGCAGGCTTACCCGGCGGTTTGTATGTGAAATCCCCAAGAATTTCATCAAACTTTTTCTTTCCGCCAAGCAGCTTTGTCATTGCGGTAATTCCCAGCAGTTCCGGTTCATTGTATGGATTTTTCCCATAGGACTTGACCTTTTCAATGACTTTTGCCTCATCGGTATACTTTCGATTCGACCGACCTTCCACAACTTTGTACCCATTCCACTGTTTGCCGGAAATTGCTCGCTGCAAAGCATATTCCTTGATATCGGATGCCCATGAAACCAATTGATCGGCTTTTTCCAATACTGCCTCGATTTCAGTATCCACCAGCATTTCCGGGGGAGCAAAGTCATACTGTGCCAGCTGAAGATTGTATTCTGCACGTTTTCGGCAAGTTGCCTTCACTTTACAAAACCGACAGTGTTCACCAGCACAGAAATCTCCCTCGCCTTTGGATGCAAGTTCTGCTTTCGTTTTCAATTCTGTTTCTGCCCAATGCAACAGTTCAGAAATAGGCATAACGCATTCACTAACGCTCTGGATTCTCGGCTGAAAAATCACCATCCGGATTTCTGCAATGTCATAAAGGGCATCAAATAGCTGCAATGCACCCAGAGCATACAGCATCATCTGCGAGTTGTGATCAGCAGATACTGCTACGCCCTTACCATACTTAAAGTCAATGACAGTCAGAACATCATCTGCAACAATCACACAGTCGCCCGTACCAAAACCGCTGGGAACATATCGGCTGAAATCCAAACGCTGTTCCACTAAAACAATCGGTTCTTGCAGATTTGCCAGCTGTTCGGCAATGTACTGAGCATAGCTGTCCGTGCAGTCTTCCATTTCTGCATCGTAGAAGTCTAAGTTCTCCGTGGGATTAGATGCCGGATTGCCAAGCAGCTTTTGCACTTTGTACTCTGCCAACTCGTGGGCACACGTGCCTTCCAAGGCGTAGTCTGTCACGGTATCCGGCAGGGCAGCACAGAGCTGTGCAGACGGTGGGCAAGCCAGCCAACGAGCACTGGATGAAGCAGAAAGCACTGCGTGTAAACGGTTTGCATGATTGTTAAGTTCCAATCTGCTTCGCCTCCTCTAACAAGACCGCATATTCTTCGGGAGAAACACCAGACAGCTTTGATGCCCCGTGTTTCTGAAGCAGTGCCTTTACTGAATCTGTAAAACCAGAACGTGACTTTTCTGCCAGTACCGCTCGAATCTCAGAAATAGAAACTGCCTGCGTATCTTTCACAGACACCGGCTTCTGTACAGCCTCCGTATTGTCTTCTTCCGGCGGATATACCTGCTCAAACGTCTGTACTTCCTGTTCTGTCATGGTTTCCGCCATAGTTTCCAATTTGTCTGCCAATTGACGGATTACATGAATCACATCCAGTAATGTTGTAGGTTCTCTACTCATTTTCTTTGACCTTCTTTCTTAGCATTTTTGATGGGAATTAGAAACACGCCATCATGCACCACCTCCTTCCATAAATGCAGTCGAAAAAATCAGCATAAAATCGAACCCCATCAGTAGAAAAATCAAAATTTTTTCTTGATTTGGGCTTTGATTTTCATCATACGATGCCGAATTGCCGTTTCCGATACGCCTTCTTCTCTTGCTACCTGTGTCATAGGATTTCCTTCCACGACCACTCTGCGATAGGTATCCTGCTGCTTCGGCGTAAGACTGGACACAACCTCATGCAAACGCTGGATTTCCAAAGATTCCACTTCAGTATCGACAGGTTTTGCACAATGTTCTTTCACCTTTCGCTGTTTCAGATTACGATACACCTCACGGTCATCCAACTTGTGCAAAAAGCCGATGATTTCAGGGCTTACACCCTGTTCTCCCGGATGCAGCACAGCGACTGTTCCATCTGCAAAGCGATAGATATAAACGGATCTGGCTGCTGTTTTTGTTTTACGAAATTTCATATACATATACATGACTCCTTTCTGATTGATAGAAGTCAGCTTGCAAAAAAACTCAAGTGAAGTCAAGTATATGAAACAAAAATAGCCGAACAGCATATAAAAACAGTCGTCTCATATACTATCCGGCTATTTGATAGTCAAATCACTCCGTTGCTCGGTATATTATCTATCTCTTATCAGCCATGCACATCTCGGATCTACAGGAAACTTTCACGATGTTCCGGCAGTTTGGGCATTTCAGTTCAATAATCACTGGAATTTTAGGTAGCACAGAAATATCAAAGGCACGTTTCCCACATCTCGGACACTTCATCTTATACACCTGCTCACACCTCCAATATCAGTTCACTGTATGGCAGTGATTCTGCCCACTTGTAAAATCCAAACCACTCATCCAGTTTATGATGTTTTCTTGCTTGACAAGCGTTTCGCAATACTTCGTAGTTTAGTACTACGGTTCTACGTTGATTATAACTGGACGGGAGCAGCTGAATCATTTGCCACCAGTAAATATTCTTTTTAGTTTCCAGATATGTTTCTCGTGCCTTGTTGAGGGCTTTAATCGTGTACATAAAATCTTTGAGAAATTCTGTTCCTTCTTCAGCACCATTAAACAGATGTTCGCACGAAAAGTCATCCAATGTAAATTCTTGCTCTGCAATTTTATGCATTGTAGAGCAAGAATCAGTAACCGTTCCGACTTTGTACGTATCAAACTGTTTCCACCAATAAAGAGGGGCAATTATATCACAACTTACTGTAATCATTCGCATAAACTTCCGATGATCGGTACCTGCCTTGACTAATTTTTGCATTAAAGCCATATCGTTATCCCCAATACAAAACGGATTTTTTCCCAAATCGCTCCATGCCCAGCCACAATGAGAGCAACCCAAATTGTTGCATTTGGTTGTTATGGGTTCATTGCAATAGCAACTATCCGACTTTTCCCAACTATTCATCGGATTTCGCATTCCCCGTATGGCCGCTTCCCATCCATACACCTCTGTGTTTTCGACTTTTATCATGCCAATCCCTCCATAAATGCCGCCATAACCGCCTTTGCCACTGCATCCGCTGTTTCATCAAATTGAATCAAACACCGCTTAAACAATTCAGTCTTGAAAGATGCCATTGTGCGATCGTCCATTGCACCTTTTTCACGCAGTTCTAAAAGTTGCTCGTTTGTAAGCATTGACCATAGCAGTGCTAATGTTTCGTTACTCATTCCAATTACTCCTTTTCATATTGTTCCAATTTGATCAATCTCTTTATCGCCATTAAAGCCGTGTCAATTGCTGCAACATCAAGGCAAAAAGCGTTATCTTCTTCGTTTCCAAAATCAGCTGCAAAGCCCTCACGGTCGCAACGTAAGTCTTCCAACTGTTCGATTGCACTTATCAAGTTTTCAATTGACTGCTGGTCTTGGGTTTCAAAGTCACCTTCGTAGCCAACTGAACTTCCATCTTCGCAAATTGCAACCGCTGTTACATCATGCTTAACAGCAACTGCAGCAACAGTCATATGGATTTCTTCCAATTCGGTGCATTTGGTTCCGATAAATGACATTGATACCGCATCTGCATACTTGTCAGCAATCTCAACAATCAGCTTTTTCATGATTTTCCTCCTGATTTAACTCCATCAGTTTTTCCATGTACCACTCCGCCTTTTCTATATCTTCCGGTCCATTTTTCCGACTTGCACGAAAACGGTATTTATATACGTTGCACATACAGAAATGGCGAACAGCATCTACGCCAAACAATGCCACCCTGTTTCTGCGTAATAACCGCAGCAGGTGTCCGGATGACTCTTGTGTTTTTGGACTGGTTTGCATATTTGCAGTTTACACAATCGTTCATTCTGCCTGCCCCCATTCAAAAATTTCTCCGGTTGGTTTCTCATTGCCCCACCGCAATTTTCCATCTCTTGTTGCAAACCAGATATTTTCTTTCGGAATCATTCCGAAAATCCCATACAACGCTTTTTCAATCTCACTTGCATTGTTAAAGTCACGAAATACATTCAACTCTGTCGGACGATCTCCGGTTCGATCTGTCAAATGATGCTCTTCGCAAGCCTGCAAAAAGGCATCAGTGTTGGAACTGTTCGTCTGTACCCATACGTCACCGGAAATAAACTTGTCCCAATCGAAAGCAGTTTCCGGTGCAGAACCCATACAATCAAGCAGCCGTTCCAAAGCCAATTTTGCACCAAAGGCAAAATCAAAAGCATCCTCCGGACAGCACCTTGCAATGCTTGCGTTTACTTTCTTGCCGTTAACATACTGTGTAGCCATCACTGCGTTCCCATTTTGCAAAATGACAACCTTTGTTTCTTTTTCAATCTTCATTATTTTTGCTCCTTTCATTGATTGGAAGGGAATCTCTCACGCTTATCCAGCCCAATCTTCTATCCCTCCATATATGCCATACTTTTTTCGCAAATCATTGCAGTACCTTTTCAAATCGATGGCATTCATCGTCAATGCAGCGTAGTACGGCGTAAGAATTTCACGCTCAATCGATCGAATTCTACCGATAGATTCCGGACTACCGTCATACTTTTCCAATGCTCTCCGATAAGCAGAGAACTCACTCCTCAGAATTTCTGCAGCCAAGCGAACATATCCATTGTCAACGGAACCACAGCTTTCCTTTGGGTCACAGTTGACGGGAGTTTCAATTCTCTCACGTTTTAGTTTCTCACGATACTGTTTTTGGTAGGAAAGTACCTCTTTCCGTCTCTGCTGGTATCGTTCTTTGCTACGTTCAGATCTGCAAGCTGCACAAATACGATGAATTTTTCTCCGTTCACCAGTTTGTTTGCTGCGGTCAACAAACTCCCAGAGTGGTTTTTCTGCACCGCATTGTCTACAGATTCTATTCATGTTGTAACCGCCTTTCTGCCATTACAGCAGTTCCTTATCCAAATCAATACCATACTTTTCTTTCAAGTATGTAAGACAGTCCAGCGTAGAATACTGATGGTTCAAAATCCCGACCCCGTCCATTAGCTTGAAATGGTCTTTTACGCCATCCAAAACAGACCGCAGTCGCTTTTCTCCAAATCCGAACTCTTTATTGAGTTCCACCATACAAACGGACATAAACTGGGGAAGAACATCTTGAATTACCGATTCATAAATCTGGTCTTTCTTTTTCTGGCATTCCTCCTCAACCATTTTACGAATTTCGATTTCTCCGATTGTGATAAATCTTGCTTTCATTGTCCTTACGCTCCTGTTCCATTCTGCCAAGTTCCCGGTTCAACTTATAGTCAATCATACTGTTCAGTGCATCACCGTAGCCATCTCGGACAAGGTAAATCCGAATTTGCTCCAAGGTAATCAGCAAATCGCCGGTTTCCTCCACGAGATGATTCATTTGCAACGAATTTCCGGGATACCGTTTGATTTTCTGAGCTGCTTGAATGAACTCTGCTGCCTCCTCAACAGTCTGCTCCAGCTGCCTTTCAAAAGTTCTGGCATCTGTTATTTTTGCAATTACGTGCATCTGTTCCGTTGTCATTTTTATTCATTCCTTTCGTCATTCCCTGTTTTATCAAAGGTTCAGTAAAGTCCGCTAAGGGTCTCTAAGAATTCTCGGTTTTCCGATAGCCATTCACCGGCTCGTTCTGGATTTCGATATTTGTGGTGTTGCTGACCTTGATTTTTTGCTTTCTGAATATCCTGCTGACACCATCGAAACAGTGTTGCATAATGATTGCGATAGTGCTTTCCAGTCGATGCCATGTAGCTGGATAAGCTGCTGATTGTCTGCGGCAATTGTGTCCCATACAATTCTGACAGTCGGGCAAATTCGTTCTCTGTCAGCCGAACATTCTGAAAATCACCGAATGTTTTCTTTTCCGAGCGTGCGTCTCCCTCACATAATTCAAAACCTATTGATTCTCTTGTAGTATTATACGGCCTGGTTTTTTGACTGGGGGCATTCCTCTTTTTTGGCTGAGGGCATTCCGTTTTTTTGACCGGCTGGGTAAATTTTTTAGGCCTTTCAGCCTTTGTTTCAACATTCTTTCCACAGCCGCTTTCCACTTTTTGTGGAGAAACACGCTGTTCGATTGCGGTTAAATTTACCCGATAATGATTTCGCAAACCACCGTCATCATCCCTTGTCTGACGTTTCAAAATATACCCCAGTTTTTCAAGCTTGTTCAGGGCATTCAAAACCGTCTGCTTGGTGCATCCAGTCGTTTCAGCAAGGTAGGCAAGACTGCCGGAGCATTCATTTTCACCGTTTTCGGAAAAGCCATAGATCACTGCATACAGCTGTAAAGTTGTCCCTTTCAGCTTTAACCGATTAATCATCCAGCCGTAAACGGTATAGTAATTTCCGTCTTTCATCTTTCCTCATCCACCTTTCTGATTTGGAGTAATTCTACTCGTTCCCCATTCAGCAACTCATGAAACCGTTCACGAGCATCCTTTTCATTTTCTGCGAGTACCGTATAGATTCGCTCTACTCCCATGTCCGAAAGATAGCAGCAAAATTCATACTTTTCTGTAGCCCGCACAATAACCCTTTTGTTGTTCTCCATAGTGATTCACTCCTAACATTTATTTTACTTTTCAGGATGAAAAGTAAGTTGGATGTCGCTGATACGCTCAACGACTCAGAAGCGTGTTGCAATCGCTATCTGCAACGGGAAGCATGATTTTCCAGTCATGAAAACGTGCAGCCACCAATGCACGGTTTTTAAGTCAGCCGACACCGTTGCTTTACATCCACGGTCTACGGATTGCTGGCAGGCTTGGGTCGGGATACGCTCCCGACGGGCATTGTTAGGTAATCACCTATGGCATTCGGGGAGGGTTAAACCCCGTGGGATGCAGTTCCATTTTCTTTCGGGAGGATACTGCTCAAAGCCTCCATTCGGTTCTTGTAAACGATAACCGGACTACCATCGGCGTCTGCTTTCGCATATTCCACCTTTGTTGTAAGTACGCACTGTGACTGGCAAATGCTCTTTTGGCAAGTCACATTTTTACTGGGGTCGCACAAGTATAACGCACTTTCTTTCTGATGCTCTTTCATGGTTTCAATCTCCCTAACTACAATCTTTTAACGATTACTGCCTAAAATTTAACGATTGCTCTTAAATTTTAACGATTGCTTTTTAGCAAGCGTGGCTGGAAAATAAAAAATGCCTGTCCACGCAACGAACTGAATCGTTACGTGAACAGGCATTTGTCAAAAACCAGCGTATTTTCGGCACTTTTTCTGTTTGGATATAAAAAAAGCACTTAACCTTTTGTATCAAAGGTTAAGTGCAGTTATGGAAAAACACTTAACCTTTGATACAATCATGCACTCCCTTTGCAGGGGGTGTGCAAACAGTACCGAAAGGATGTGCAGTGGGTAACCACTGCCTTTGACAAACCCGGAACACCGGATT